TTTGAGTTCATTGACAAAAACATTGATGTCATTAATAAGTTTTTTGTTAAGTTCTGCGGCTCTGCGATTTTCTAAAACGTAATCGTGGAGCGCGTCTTTTGTTTCCTGATATTGTGCGTAAGGAACAGTCTCAGGTGCGGGGCTTTTCGGCCCCGCGTCCTGAGAACAACCCAAACCACAAAACAAGAAGGAGAAAAGGAGAATCTTTTTGAGCATTAATAGCCTCTTAATAAAGTGAAGTTGTGTCCGAAACCATATAATAAGTTTCAGGTTTTCCCGCTCCCGTCGCTTTGGTAACGGTAAGTTTTAACCATCGCTTAACCAGACCGGCAGTTGCCACGGTGTCAATGTCAATAATTTGAACATTTCCCGATGTTGCCTTGAGAGTATCCGCTGCGATTGAAGAACTCGATACAAGCGGATAATTCGCCGCGATATTCAGTTTGGCATTAACTGCCATAGCGTTTGCAACTCCGGCGATTACCGGAACGATAATGGAATCCGCCGTAATGGTGCTGTTGGTTACGAACGGGTAATTATTGGCAATCGTCATCTTGGTATTGATCGCCATTGCACCCGCTGAACCGGCCAGAGTGGTGATATTGACTGAATCAGCCGTAATCGAACTGGTCGTAATAAGTGGATAGTTGTTTGCAATAGTCATTTTAGTAGTGACGGCCATTGCGTTAGACACACCGTTAAGCGTCGGAGTTTGCAACGAAACAGCATAAGCATTACCCGCACTATCAACCGCAAATTTCTTCGCCCCGCCAAGACCGATCCTGAACATATATTGAGCCGATCTCGGATCGATAGTAGTAGAATCTCCGTCCGAAAGAATCAAAATATATCTCGATTGAATATCGGACGTGGCCGTGGGACTGAATGCAGCCGCCGAAACGGTCCCGGCAAAAACAGCATTACCGGCGGAATCAATCGCGGCCTTCTGTGTGTTTCCGATTTCGATTTCCAACGGATATAGATACTTGTACATTCTTATTTTAGTGGAATCGCCATCGGATACAACAAAAATGTTCGCAAGTCCACTGTTGCCCGTTACGTTAAGGGCCTTGGGAAGAGCGATGCCAGTCGAGTCCACGGCAAAAATCTGAGAGTTCCCAATTTCGATTTCAAGGGGATAAAGATACTGAAACATCCGCACCTTGAACGAATCCGCATCGGAAACCACAAACAGATTATTATAGGAGTTGTTTGCGGAAAGTGTCATGCCTCTGTATGCCGTTATCCCGCCGCGTAGATACACCTTGCTTGAAAAAACTTGCGCATTCTGGACGACCGTGGGTTGAGCGATTGCATAACCCACAACGAAAACCATGAATAGAATCAAATATTTTTTCATTCTTTGCCTCCACGTTTAACCGTTGCCTTTGGAATTTTAGGTTCCGGTTCAGCCTCAAAATTAGGTTCTGCGGCTGGTTCGCTTTCCCCGATAACTTCAAGATACCCCAATGCAACGTGGACCGGAGATTCTTTCATATCCACCGTGCTCCCTATCGCATAGAGTTTCTTTTTTGCTATTACGGGTCTTAAAACTTTATACTTCATATTCCTCCAATGTGGGGGAGTTGCCTCCCCCGTATTAGATTAGGTAACAACCGTTGAAAATAGATAGCCGGCGCCAGCCGCTATACAGACTTCATCCTCAACCATCGAAACCTCGATCATGTCGCCCTTGCGCTTGGGTTCCCTCCAAGTCACAACCTGAAACGGCTGAGCCTGGAAAGTCGCTCCCAGCGTCACGCCCTTGCGCGGAACGGGATTTTCGACGTAGGCGGTGAGTACGTACTTGCCCCACACGTAAGCCGGGACAACCGTCGCGCCTTCAACCGCCGAATTATACACGGCTTTACCGACGAGCACCTGGGACACGTTGAACACCTGCGCCAGAGCCTTCGGGGTGACAGTCGCGGGATCAGCGGGAGTTCCACCGTACTGAATACGGGCAAGAATTGAAGGATGATGAACGACCTTCTTGAATACTTCGTAACCCATAATGATCGTGTTCGCGGGACGAAGCGAGTTTTTCATGACTGAATCCTTAGCCGTCTCAATGTCCGCAATAGGATCGGAATCCGCACCTGCCGCCGTATACACATCCCACATATCATCACCCGTCAAAGCGGAATAATACGATGTAAACGTGGTCGTGCTGAACAGAAGATCGGCAACCCGTTTCTCATAGTCGAGCAGAAGCTGGCCCGTGAGAAATTTGGTTGTGTCAACGTCCATGTCAATAGGACTATCCGCATTCTTCCGCGCTCTGTCCGTAACGATGTCCTTCAGCGCGTACTCTTCGCACTGATACGTACTGGATGTCACGTCCCAGGTCGTCTCTGCGGATTCGGCTCCATCGCCCCTGAGTGTTCGGGCTGGAAAATTGAGCGCGTCTTTCAGATAAAACTGAAAATATTTGTCTGATTCTTTTGCAACGTTGACTTGCGGAAGTGCCTGATTCGCAATGAACCAGTCCTGCGAATACTGCAAGGCGACATTGGAAAGAATCGCGTCGGAATGAACTTGTTCTCTGTAAGGCATATTAGTAATCCTTTATGTTTAAGCTTGTAATTCAAATCCGGTAATCAGCACGGTCAGAAGATCGTCCGATGCTGTTCCGGTTTCCAAGGCAATCGCGCCAACCCAGGTACTTGCGGTAGCGGCAACTTCACCATGCGCCGCATATCCCGATTGTGCGGAAGACATAAGTTTTTCCAAACGGTTAACCGCGCCGTAAGCGCGGAGCTTGGAAATACCTTCCACCATGACAACCGCTGCCTCACCCGCTGCATTTGGGGCGTTCTGCAAAATACCAATACATCGTCCCTTATCGCCGGAATAGTCAACCGTATTCGCGGCGGAAACGGAAACGAAATGATACTGATATGAAGACAAATCGCGCGCGGCCTTGAAAGTAATGTTTAAACCAGTTGATCCTTCAGCCATGTTTCCTCCTAAGCCGTAGGTTCTGTGGTGTCAGCCGCGTAAGAATCGCCATGTCTGAGCAACACTGAAATAAGTTCGCCGGAAGTGCCGGCAGCGGACTGAATCGCAATGGCGGAATACCATTCACTCGCGGCATCCGCTTCCTCGCCGTGTCCGTCCGATTTGGACGTAAGCATTGTACCTTCGTCAATCGCTTCCCCTGCGGCAAGCTTGGAAACTCCGAGAAGGCGAACAATCGCATCCTCGCCAGCCGCATTGGGTACGTTTTGCAGGATACCGATAGCCCGTCCGTTATTACTGGACAGATTCACGGTTCCCGAAGATGATAGACTCACAAAGTGATATTGATAACTCGACAAGTCTCCATATGCCTTGAAAGCTTTATCAAAACCATAATGACCTTCTGCCATGATTTCCTCCTTTATGCGGTCGGAGCGGTGTCGTCTGTAGCATACGCATCGCAATGATTCAGTAGGACCGAAACAATATCGCCATCCGTAGTACCAGACTCCAGGGCAATAGCGAAGCAATGTTCTGCATTTGCATCCGCTCTTTCCCCGTGACCGTCCGATTTAGAGGTTATCATAGTTCCGAGATCCATCCGTTCACCAATAACCAATTTTGATTCACCGCAAACCCTTACAATGGCCGCTTCACCTGCGGCGTCGGGTTTGTTCTGTAAGATGCCAATTACAATCGCATTCGCACCGGCAACATTGACGGTATTCGCGGCACTCAAAACCATAGCATGATACTGGTAAGCGGCAAGAGTCGCGGTGGCTTTGAAGGTTGTATCGAGAAAATATCCACCTTCTGCCATTTATTTACTCCTGTTCCGTTTTACGCTGTTCAATGAGTTCTTTGTTATTTTTGGAAAATTCTTTCAGCGCGATTTCAAAGGAGATGCCCTTTTCCTTGGCAAGTTTCTGCGCGCCTTCGAGAATTTGTTCGTTAGCGGACTTGGTTTCAGTATCGTTGCTCGATCCGTGTTCCTTGAATTCAATCACGGGTTTCGCATTCTTCAACCAGTCGCCCATGTTTTCCTTGTCCATCAAATACAGATTGATTGTTTTTTCCTTCTGAGCAGGAAGCACCACACCCTTCGCCACGTATTCATCCACGAGCTTTTCGGCTTCCATGCGTTCCATCTTTTTGGAAACATCCAATCCGGCCTTTGCTCCGTCCATGAGTTCCTTATAATTCTCTTTGGATAGAATCACATTGTCTTTATTTGATTCCATGAGTTCCTTCTTTTCGTTTTCTTTTGCATTGACCTGTTCAGTGAGTTCCTTGATCTTCGCATCAGAATCAACTTTCTCTTGCATCAGTTTCTTCACCGCGTCAAGGATGTCACCCTCCTGAAGATTCAGGATTTCACGCAATTGTTTCTCGTCCATGATTTTGTTCCTTATGTTTTTATTTGATTGTTTACTATTTTCGGCTTCCTTTGCATTCGCCTTTTTAGTTCCGTTACCGGGAAGTTCGTTCAACGATCTCGGTTTAGTTCCATCCTTCCCGTTGGCCTCGGAACCGTCCGGCAGATCGTTAATATTAGCCGCGTCAAATATAATCGTATCTTTATCAGTTAATGCAATTGCCAATTGATTCTTTTTTAGGTGGGGGTAATTGGTAAGTGTCGCGCCCGTAAGCGTGAACCCGTGAGCCTCGCCGCTTTCATCGTCCCAGTTATCCGTAAATTCAGGTGACTGATATTGAAATTCTTTATTTGCAATGTATTCCTGCGCCTTGGGCGTCCATTCGACTTTGCCCCAAAGCTCCTCGCCCTTTTTGAATAGTTCCTTGATCCATCCCGAAGCCTTGGCTTTTTCGGGATCCGCCTCGTGGCCGGCGTGCTGATAAGAAAAAGGCAACTGCGGAGACCCGTTTTCATCAAAGCGAACCGCAACCTTTTCAATCCAGTTTTTAATCGCCTTATCAATATCCTTTTCCGTAATCTCGAACTTGCCGTAAAGATCATGCTCGAAATAACCGGGATAGAGTAACTTGACTTCAGTCAGGTCGCCTTCGGTTAAAGCAATCAAGAGATGTGGTTCCATTGCCTTCTTGCCTGCCTTAGAATTGGCCGTCATAATAGCCATTGGAGCGCATTTCTTGTCATCGCCGTCTTTCATGCAAGTATCATAAACCCCGTTAGCCACGCCCACCCACGCCTCCGCCTCTTTCGGACTTAATCCTTTCTTGTGTTTCTCAACATCCGCAATCGTAAAAGGCATATTGACCTCCATAAAACAAAAAAGCCCGACCATCCTTTCGGAGTGATCGGGCTTCACGCGCCTCTGATATTAAATTATATTATTGACTTATTAATTTGTTTTATATTCTTTTTCCTAAACTTTTGGCATGGAAATTTAACGATTCTTAATATTAAAATCAAGTTAATTCTTATATCCCGTAATAATATTTTAATTATACTTTATCTCAACCGCCTCGCCTATTGTGTTTGTCTCGCACCTTGGAAGAAAGTAAACCGTGCCGCATCCGGGACATTTTACCACGCCTTCAGGGAAAGAAACGTCTATGTTTTTGCCTGATTTGATTTTGATCTCGTATACTTTCTCGCCTTTATCTGCCAACATATGACCGCATTTACAACGGACTGGATTCATATTACTCCTGCTGTAATTGATAAAAGTTTATGCCACGGCAACGATTAATTCCGCCGACATTCCCTTCGCATTTATCGTACTGTCCGGTCGCGAACGGTTGAAAGTCCGGATCATCAACACCGTCAAACTGCCAGCCGTCAACTTCCTCGCAAGCCTGACACGTGGCATCGTCAAGAATTTCGGAATGAGTAATCAAGGCAATCTTGTCCTTTTCCTTCTGTGCTTCGGCTGCACGGCTGAGTCCGAATACTTTGTTTACATCAACCTGAATCTCTGCCTTAAAATCATTCTTACTCAAATCAAGCAGGCTTTGCTTTATGGTTTCCGTATTCACAATTCCGGTGGACTTCTGAACGATCATCTCTTTGCGCCACTCATTCCAGAGTTTCACGGTTAGGACGGACACGGCCACATCAGCCAATGCGGAGGACAATTTGCGTACTTCTTTATCATCGAAGAATATAGGAATCAGCAAGCCTTTGCGCTTTTTCTTTTCGGGTGGAGGTGTTTCATCTTCTGGATACCAAACATCATTTTGAAGTTCAACATCCATGAACTCAACCGGCTCCTTGAATAACTCATTTCTCAATTTCATCCGTGAATAGTAATAAACCTCACGCAATGCGCCGGACAGTTCGCTTGCCATTTTGCCCTTGCCGGGAACTTTGGTTTCAATCAATGCCTGGCTGAATTCGTCTATACCTATTTTCTTTGTGAGTAATGCAACGCCTTTCTCGGTTAAGGCATTTATCATGTCCTGTCTGTATTTGTCGCCGATCCCTATGGCTAAATCATAATACTCGTTAATCTTTGAATCCATTTCTTTTAAGCCGACGCTTTTTTCAAGTGCGGTTAACGGCCTCCAGTATTCGCCGGGCTTGCGCTCCTGAAGATGGATGTGAGGATGTTCCCTAAGTTCTTCGGGTGGTTTCTTCTTTTCCTTGGGTATATCAACGGGCGGCTTTTCGTCTGCCTTCTGCGCAGACTTACCCTTACCCGGTTTCGGTGGTTCGTCCTCTGGCTCTTGGCCGGGAATGACAGGCGGCTTGGGCTCAGGAATGAACGGCTCGCCCTCCTCTGGCTCCTCTGGTTCGGGCAGATTCATTTCTTTGCTGATCCACTTTTCTAAATTGAATGAAGGCCGGATGATCTTGCCATCCGTAAGAGTTTTCAGCGTGGCCGATAATGCACTATAGTCGATATTGGCTATCTTGGAGCAGACGATCTTCGGATATGCCTCTACATTAGCAAAATTATAATCAACTATATCCTTGACCAACCTTCGTCCTTCCATGCCTCCGTTCATAACGTCCGTTATATAACGTGCTACTGATTGCAAGGCATTGTAAAACGTATCCTGCAACGATCCGCCCAAAGCCCGCGAACCCGTCTCTGTCTTACCAAGGCTGAGAAATTGAGCCAAGATATTGGAAGTGATTTCCGTATCGTGATATTTGATTGATTCTATGACATTGGTGGTAGTCTGTGCCTTCATGTCAAGCACTTCAAACTCAAAATTAGACGGTTTGATAACGTATCCCTTTTCATGCGCCCTGAACGTCTCGCAAACATCTATGGCAGCCTGAAGGTCTCCCTCTTTTTGTTCGCCCTCTGGAAGTGTAACCATTGGTACACCCATGCCGAATCGTTCATGCTTCATCACATCGAGACGCACCAACATATCCTTGGCTTTCCAGTTCTTGTATATTGTCCTGAGTACGGATATGCCTCGCCAATTATTGCCCTCTTGCTCGTTAGTGAAAATTAACAGTTTGTCATTTGGAATCTGTACGGTCCTGTACTTGCCATCCGGAAACTGGCTTGATTGCTCAACGTCTGAAAGTTTTCCATTGACATCCTGAATCCACTTAGTGATCGTCTTAGGTTTGCGCGGGGCTAAATTGGATAGCCTGTATTTGCCGTCTTTATTTGTCCAGACTTTCTCGAAGACATAGAATCCGTAAACCAAGTAATAAAGAATATTTCTTATTATGGAATCCCAGGTGAAATTATCGTTCTGAAATAATTGATCGTGTACCTCATCCCGTATCTCAACGTCCGCCGTGTCCTCGCTTGCCGGTTCCACGTCCCATGAAGCTGATCGCAAAGGCAATGCCATCAACTGAATTGTAGCCTTTACCTGCGCGTCCGTCCGAATCATCTTGTCGAAAGTATCAACAGCGGTACTTTCACGAAGTTCTGCGTTGAACTCCTCGCCTGTGATGTACCCACCATATATCTGAGTACCTACCGTGCCGACCTCAGAAGTCTTGCCAACTCGCTTAGTATCAATCAATTTGATTGTTTTCTTGCGCCCTGAGTGACCTTTAGTTCCGCTCATATTTATTCCTTTACAGTTAAATATTAAGCCTATTTAGTTTCCATTAAAATTACCAAACAACAAAATATTGCAAAAAATAAAAACAGTCCAATAATACGAAAAATTATTTCTTTGTTTGTATTCTTATGCGTGGCATATCTGTGCTTATCTTGAAATGTTTGCAAAATTTTGAAATGCAACGTTATGCTTTTATCATCATATTCTTTTTCTATTAATTTTACATTGAAAATTTTCTCATCTGAATATATTTCTGTTCTTGTTTCCGTGTCCACAATAAGATCGGAATTCATTATTTGCCATGTTGTAATGCCGGGAAGAATCATAGTTTAATTACTTTAAGTTTACGAATAGCACATTTGGGAATTGTCATATCCCCATTTGCTTGCTTGTAATCATCATTATCAACATAGCCGCCCCTGTGAGAAACAATGCAGATCGAATCTTTCCCCTCATGCAAAACCCATCCAATGGATTCTATAATCAATGGTTTAGTGCAAATAGAATCTTCCGTGGACCTCCATCCGCCTTGGCTTGCTTGACTGTCATACCATTGGATATAGACAAGTTTCATTTAGAAATCCATCCCTATTAGAATCTTATATCCAAACTCACCTTGGTAATGCTTTCGTGTCTCGTGGATGCACTATCCGTAACATTCCATGCTTCAACTTTAATGTTTCTAATTTGTAATTGTGTACTTAATTGAAAATCATTAAGCAATCTTTGTATTTCTGATTCGACTGCTTTCTTTTTTTCTCTAATTACTTCGATATCCATTTCCTTTTCTCCTCCTAAAAATCCATTGACATTATTCCCGCGCTCACCGGCTGCTCTATCTTCTTTGACGGCTCGGCCTTCAGTATATCGCGCATCTTGCTCGAATTGGATTCAGCATCTATCTTGGCAACTATCCGGTGAAACGGCTCAAGCGCATGGTTCTCTGTGTTCTCCATGTTCTTCCAAGTCGTGCCCTCGATCTGTCGTTTAAGGAACTGGCAGCGGTCGAATATCTTGATTTTGTTAAGTTTGAATCTGCGATTGACAACTTCGATCCGTGCCTCAATGCCTACGGGATATTGAATCAAGGATATATTATACTTGCTGGCATATTCATCGGATGGACATTTGCTGTCCCGTTCGGTTTGAAAAGCTCGAGGACATCCGATTGTCCAGATAGGCCGTCCGTACTCCTCCCTGAATTTCTTGATCTTAGGCCCATGAAAGTAGATGTTCTCCCCGCTTTGATAATACTCATCCAGAAAATAGATTGTATCATCTTCGCGTGAATACGCCACGAACAGCCAGCAGGTGGGATTAGATACTCCATAGTCCATGCCCTCATAAATTGACCATGCATGCTCTTGTCTGGGTGGAATGGTAAAATAATTCTCAGCTCTAATTAAGTGACGTTGCTCGTTATAATCCTTGTGGATAAGACCTGCGTTACCCGTAGGCAAGCCCCACATATACTTATCATTCCAATCTTGGGAATGGTTTTTAATCTGCTCATCATAATATCCGTCCGGAAGGTTCTTTACATTGAGAAATGGCGGCGGCCAGAAACCGATAAAGTTTTCATCCTGTCCGCGATATATCCCGAAGTCTCTCTGTTTGCCTTTAAAGGTCCCAGTTTCGACCTCTACTGGTTGAGCATAGAACTTATCCCAATACCAACCCTTGCCTTCGAAGTTACCGATCACTACCGATCTGTTGGGAGCATTCTTCTGAGACATCCTACCTAAAGCCATGTCGTAAATGTCCGGATGGATCTCTTCACCCTGGTCTAACATGACATACCCAAGAGCCACATTCTTCAGTTTCTTCACATCATCCGGTCTATCCAGGGCAAAACATTCTATGATCGAACCGTTATTCAACTCTAATATCTTCGTAGACTTATTGAATTTCTCGCCCGTCACATCCCAGTCATGGACTTCTTTCAACTGTGGGATTGTTGAATCAATTAGCTCTTGGTGGATGTTTCGAATCACCGCAGCCCTTGTACCCGGATATTCGCTTAGATGTTTGAATAAGTCCGCACCTGCGGCCTTTGTCTTCCCACTTCTGAACTCCGCAAACAAAGCCCGATGCTTTGCCTGGGACATTAGAAATTTCCATTGCCACTTATTCCAGACTGTCTTAATCTCAATCATTCCTTTTCAACTTCCCATTTGTAGGTGAATGCTACATCACCCGAATGCTCAACCTCTTGCTTATCCGCAAACTCTCCATCCTTCCTGCGCTTTAAAACATACCACTTAGACGTATCAAGTGCAGTATCGAAATCGCCTTCTTTTCTATTGATTGCATCGGCTATATTAGTTACGGCTTTCTCTTTTAAGGAGTCAACCTCATCCTGGTATGCTTGCTTGACTTCGGGAATGGTTTCGATATATTTGACTACCGTAACTCTATGAATACCTAAACGTTTGGCAATTTCAGTCATATTCCCTGCTGAATTTTTTATCGCCTTAATTATTTCTTTGTTTGATATTTTTTTTATTTTATTTTGCATGATTTTGTTAGTATCTATTTTATTATTAATTAAAATGTTGCATTCTAAATATTAAATTATAATATCTTTATATTTTCTTGTATTAATTTTAGCTTCAAAACTTCCACAAATCATTATTTTACCGGTTTGTCCTTTACGTATATCTTCTACTGCACCACCAATGAACTTGCTTTTATTGTTTGCTTTTTTAACAGTGAAACGTTTAGAAATATTAACAAGATAACCTGTTTTTATATTTTCAAGTGCCTTTACTGTTATAAACCTATCATGTATATGATCCGACTCTGCCAGTTTCATTAATTTAATAATATCGGAATCATCTTCATTGATTTGCCATGAATCATGCTCAGATAACAGTTTTTCTTTATCTAATTCATTTAATTCTATATTCTTCTCGAATAACTTAGGCATAACCGCAACGGCCATGCTTGAACCCAGTATTCCTTTTAAAAAATTACGCCTTGTTGATTTCATTTTCCCTATCCCACATTAAATTATAAAAAAATGCAAATGCATGACAATTGGGACAAACACCGGAACCTGAACTTTCAGTCTCCTTGATAGAATTATTATTTCTTTCGATATCCCACTCATGGCCTCCAAACTTCCTTCCGCAAATAGGGCATGGAAGCCAAAAGTATCCAAAAGCATTAGCGTAAAGCTTATGAATCCACCTCGGAAGTTTCATTTTACAATACCTCGTTTATTTTTACTAAACTCGAATAATGCGAAATCATCTGAAACCTGTTCCGGTTTAACTATCTTAATTCTTTTTTGTTTCTTTTTAAATTTAAGAACCGGATCGTATTCTTTCCTGTGGGTCTTACCCATTTATTTTATTCGGCCTTTATGGTCAATTCCAAGGGAAAGAATATCTGCATCAAGGAAAATATTAATTTATAAAGTTTTAATCTAAACGTAATTCTATCCACGCCTTCTATCGTAAGTTTTACATAAAGTTTATTTTTTAATAATTCCATTTAAAGTACCCTATCCATGCTTGGTGCTATGTTTGGCATCTGCGGGTCGAGTTCGATTAAAATTATTGTAGCATATAGGCCGTCTTTTTTATATTTTACTTCGGTCATATATCCAATTACATTTCCACTTGTCGCCTCATCTAAGGAAGGTATATTAGAATAATCAAATACCCTTTCTGTTGGCAGTTCCGTATCCGGTTCCGGTCTAACTTGAATGTAGGATGAATAGTCAAATTCCCTTTTCATCATTCACCCTTCAGATATTCCCTTTTCTTACTTTTATACAGTTCTCGCGGACAACCCTTGACGTATTCCCTTTGCGTACCTGGCTTTAAGGTATTCTCGAAGAACCGCGCTTCCTTGTTTGCGGCCCGTCTGAGTTTCAAGGCTCGGATTTTCCTCATATCATTGCCTTCAATTCATCCGCATAAAAATAAACGGTTTGGGCTTCAGCTTTATCAAAATATCTAACTTCATATTTTATCCCGCATTCCGTTATCCAGACTGAAATAATCCTGCCTTCACATTCAAGGGGAATAATTTTTACTTTGTCGGATAGATTAAATTCAAAATTATATTTCATGGTTATTCCCGCACATCCAGCATCTCAGGCGAATAATTGAACTTCCTTTGCGCATGGGCTCAATACTAACGAATCCGCACCCGCAAGCGCGAAAGATTTGAACCCAGTTGCATAAGATTTCGGACTGCATAATGCTTTTACATTATGCACCTCGTGGGCCATTCCGGCCCCGACAATGAGCGTATTCCGTGCCGCATTTATATCGCGGTCATGTTCTGCCCCACAAGCAACACACACCCATTGCCTTACCGACAAGCCGCTCAAGCCCGTAGGACCGGTTAAGGCCCCACAGTTCGAACAGGTCTTGGTGGAATTTCTCGAATCAGTCTCAACGTATTCCGTACCGCCTGAATGGCTCTTGTAGGAAAGCATCTGTCTTAACTGATAATGGGAAGAACTGGAAACTGACTTCCCGAATTTTCTTGCTATGTTCTGATGTTTGTCCGCACTAAATGCAATAAAAATATTTTCACCGATAAGTTTATGTGAAAGTTTATGATTCCTGTCTTTCGTTCTATTGGCTCTGCGTTCCGAAAGACGTGATGCTAATTTTTTATTGTGTCCTCTTTGTGCTTGTCCTAAACGTTTTTCTGTTGCCTCTAATTCTCTTGGATGTTCTATTTTTTCGCCGGTTGATAATGTTAAAAGATTTTTAAATCCCGGATCAATGCCTATTCGTCCAAATGCTTTGCGTTCAATCGATTTTCGTTCGGCATCAATAAAAACACATAAATACCACCCGCTTGCCCTTTTAATAATCCGGCCACATTTAATTTTTCCTTCTGGTAATTTCTGTTTATGAAAACGTATCTTTCCAATACCCAAAAGAGTAATGTGGTTTTCTTTGGGTGATCTAATGGGATCGGGAAATGGGATACTATTTAATTTGTTTCGTTGTCCCTTAAAGTGTGGTTTTTTTGCTTTCCTTTTAAAGCATCGAGACCATGCGAGATGTGCCTGTGAAAGTATACCACCTAAAACATGGCTTGGAATACAAATTTTTTTGCTATGATTCGCAAGTATATTTTGAAAAGTGAATTTACTGTAATATATTCCATATTGAGCATCAAGTTCTATTTTACGAATAGCCCAATTCCAAACTCCAGTAAGATTCCACAACCATTCATTAAGTGTGGTTTCTTGTTTTTTGTTTAGTTTAAGTTTTAATTGGTATTGTACCATCGAGTCTTTATTCCCTTGTGAGTTATCACTCTTCCCCATATAAATAAGAACGTTTAACCTCTACCCTGTTAATATATCCAACATTTCGATAGAATAGTACCAACCATCAATATAAATATCGCCTTCCTTATCTGTTTCGATTTTCTTTTCACCTTCGAAGATCATGCTTTCCAATAATTCTATTTCCCCGTATTTCCGTCCGACCTTCAACCCGTCTTTCAGTTTTACCGTGTCACCTGTCTTCATTTGTCTCTCCTCTTGGTTTAAAACGTTCTTTTTTACAATTCCAGTAAAGCCAAAATAATAGCTATTAAAGGAATACCCAATATAACTATAAAAAGTAAAAACCATATCAATTTATTCATTCAATGCTTGCCTTTCAATAATCTATTCAAAAAATACGATTGCGCGATAAAGAACAGTATTAATCCCCAATTCATAAATAAAAATATCCGATCAAAACCCTTATACTCAGGCATACAAAGTGCTTCCATCCAACGATAAACAAACCCACCAATCCATGTATGCGGAGGGATTGAATTGTAATTGGCAATTACAACAAGTATCATCATTTCAAATAAAACCAAAAAGATTAAAAGCAATCCTCTTTCAAATGCATTGTTGTTCATTTTCTTAACTCATCGATTTTATTTTCAAGTCTCTTAACCTGTTCAACTAATTCCACCCACGCACGATTTCTCTCTGAGTCATATTTCAATTGCTTAGCCTGAAGTTTAGTTTTACCTAACATCCACGAAATCGTCACAATGATAAGCATGGCAACTAATGGTATTATAATTGATTTGTTTGTCGTTACTCCGAAAACTTTTAGAACTAATGCGGCAGTCGCGCCCATCTGAAGAAACCGCGAGAAATTCCCTATATTCCTAAAACCGTAATCCAGACGGTTAGTGCAAATTATGTAATATTCAGTTAATTTACTTAACATCATATCGCCTGTTAATGTAATCCTGAAGCACTTTGTTTTTCTTTCTCCGCTCAACTCGTTTCAATAAAGTATTAAATTTCGTAATTGGATTAAAATTGAACTGTTTTCTGAACTGTGATGTATAGTCCCTGTAAACGAAAAGCGGCAAGGGTGTATATAAAATATTGTCCGTCAATAACGAAAGATCTAAAGTCCATACCCTATCATTTCCATTTCCAATGTCTTCGGGAAAAGGACATCGTTTCAGTAGTTCGGTTTTCACAATTATACTTGAAAAAGTTGTCAAGCATTGTTTATGTAAAACCATATCCCTGTCCCAGGGCTTTGTATGTACCAATCGCGTCTTTCCGTCTGCTTGCTTTACGAGACAATCCCCGTATGTCATATCAAAATCAAATCCGAGTTGGTAATTTAACTTCCACGGTAGCCAATAATCATCTGCATCCAGAAAAGCCGTGAATTCTCCGCGCAACCACGGAATGCAAAAGTTAATACGTGCTGGCTGTCCAATATTTTTTTTCGCATCCATGACTAATATTCTTTTGTCTATCCGATCATAATAAGGCGTTTTAGAATCTGGATTATCGTTTGCGATTATCAATTCCCAATCTTTAAAGGTCTGGTTCAATACCGACATCACAGCAAATGGCAAATAAGCATCATGTCGAAAATTGGTTATTATGATTGAGACTTTCGGGTTCATATTTGAATCCATGTTTTTGGCCAGAAATCACTCATATTCTTATCATGTCCAGTTGCGAAGTATTTCTTGGGACATACAACTTGCGCATCCGAAAGCCATGCGGCCCACCATGAATATGAACTATTTGCCGTAATGATCTTCGGGAAGCATGACATCGCAATCATGTCATGAATGGGATCAATGGAGTTCCAATCGGAATAATCTGGATCATCTGAAAAAACTATAACCTTTTTACTTTCCAGTATTTCCTTGGCTTCTCGATAATATGTTTCTGGAAGTACGTAATTAACTGGATTGGTCAGATAATCACTGCGACGGACATGAATAGCTGTATCAAAACCTCCCTCTTTAATCCGTCTTCTTATATCGTAAAATTCTCCAAATCTGGATATAGATTTCATCTCATCCTTGATATTATCGAAGTATTGCTCGCTTTGAAAATACCCCCTGATATAATGATTGTTGCCTAAATCATAAAGACTTTGATCAAATTGAAATTGCGTTTCTTTTACTTTTCTAATATATTTTAAAATATTAAACGGTGATACAACATGAACGCCAAACAGTCCGCTCAGAAGAAATGGCCTATCGTTGTGCTTCCCGAACCACTCCAAATCCTTGCCTGTCTCGTACCATGACAAATCAAGGTAGAGATCGGTATTGTTCCGTTTCGCAAGTGCAAGGCCGTAAGCATACTGAAACAACTGATTTCCGAGACCGCCAACTATCTTAATGATTATCATTGAATTCTACTTTTTTCTTAGCCATTTTCCGAGCCTCCATTTTAATAGATAAAATGGTTTGCGATGAAGCGTATATCCAATATATGTCTGATTACAAACCTGCCCAGTTCGGTATTGGCAATATTCAGGGATTAAATCAAGTTCATCTTGATATCTTTCTCCGCTTTTCATAAAAATTTCATGATCATAAATAATTCCCAATGACATTTCCTCGTTAATGGCGCAAGGTCGAATTGTTCCTCTTGGATCAATATAAATCATTTTCTTTCCAGCCCAACATGGCATGAATTTTTTGCGTTTCTTCATGTCATTGAAACATTCAAATTCCCATCTACTTCTCCAAGGTAAAGACTTTGCCTGTTCAGCCTTGATGATATCATATTCTTTCAACATCCCCTCGGTAGATTCAATTGCATATTTGCCGATCTTTGAGGGATGACAGACATTTACGCTCACACCTAATTTATCCGCAAATTCTTTTACCTCCCAATACTGGCCTTGATTCGTTTCAGTCGGAAGAAATTGCAAATTAAAAGCATATCCATGACTTTGTAATAATGCGATTGTATTTATAACATGGGCATATACCCCGTCTTTTCCCCTTGTTTCGTCGTGATATTTATCTATCCCATTGAGCGAAACTACAAATCGCAAACGATTTTTGATCCCCGCATATTTCTCTAAAAACATGCCGATTCTTGCGTATAAATAACCGCTTGTGATAATGGCTATCTTATCGTATACCCGTGACATTTTGTCAATGAAATAATCCAAATTAGTAAATGTAAACGGTTCCCCGCCTTCGATGATTAGATGTTTAACTCTTCCAAATAATTCATCTTTTGCAATTTGATCAATCTGCCCCTTGGAAAGTTCGATCTTTTGATCCCTTTGCCATGAATCACAAGTAGGACATTTGAGATTACAGCGCCATGTCGGGCAAATTTGCAAATGCTGAAACATTAAATTTCCTTTTCCAGGTATAATCTAAATGTTATATTAATATGAATCTTTTCTAATTCATATGATAAGAATATACCCGCACAATCGGCCAAAAAATCCTTATAATCAAATCCATCACCACCCATTCTACCAAAATCCTTATAAGAAATTAACGAATCTTTAACCTCCCAAAGAAAACCAGATAAAACAGAATACAATAATCGCTTTTTAGGTTCCCAATTATATGTTCGAAAACCTTGATATAAAATTGCGGAACCGATTAAATGTTCGGATTTATCATATTTGAAAAATGCTCCATCACAAGAATCCCACGATTTTTTGCACATAACTTGTGCATTCACCATGCTTATTAATAACATAATAAATAATATAAAATATTTCATAATTTGGTCATTTCAAATATTCCGCATCCCTGAACAATACCAAAATTATTATTTATATCATGCGCAAATACAAAAATATTTTCATGAAAATTTCCTAACGGGCCGGTATTATCTATATATGAGAAATTATTAATTTTATATTTATCTTCGAATAAGGCATAGAGATAACCAAGCGAAAATACTCGATGAGCATTAAACTCAATCCTATCTTCGCCTATTGGCACGGATAAATAAAATTTTCCACCTTTCCTTAAAATCCTGTAAATATTATCAAGTCCCTTTAAGTGTCCATCATAATCAATCGGATCTCCATACCTGCCAAGGCCGAAATGTTCCAAGGCGTGAAGGCATGAAATTGAATCGGCATAATCAAGAAATGATTTACTTATAGATTCCATCATGTCAGCCTGAATAAATTTCAAATTTGGCAAAGTCACGGTCAAGGGCCGGATATCGAAAACTTCAACCTCACGGAATAGGCACAAATGAGTAATGAATCCATCAAATCGCGATCCGATATCAACATGTTTCTCTGGTTTGTTTTCAAGTATTCTTTTTGCAACATGAAAATCCTGATAAAAATACTCCTTCGAATTAATCCCGTCTCTGTCCCGTTCGCCCATACAGGGATTCAAATTTCCGTATGGAAATTTATATGTTGACTGTTTACGTTGATTATCGAATAATGTGAAATCATTTATAAACCGTATAATTTCCTTAATTGCACGGAAAATCTTAACCGGACTGAACCGATAAATAACGGACAATTTGAAAATACTTTTAAATTTCGTGAATTTATTATAAAGTTTCATATTCTTTTTCGTAAACGGCGGATAATAAACGACCTTTGCTTATATGTATTTCACCATTTGGCAATATCCTGAATTGTTTTGCCGTCCATTCGGGACTTTCACGCAATTCTTTCGGAGATAGGATTTTATTAAAACGTACTAATCCATTTGTTTTTCTTGTTTCATTTCCCAAAACATCAACATCGATTCTGTATTTATTTTCATTTTCGGTGTATGCCTTACAAAATTCGTTAGAAATTTCATTCCGTCCTTGCAGATGTGCCGATGCTTGAATCCTCAACTTATTGCTTGGTTCAATCCCTAAATCATCATTGAGTAATTCAAGATTTGTATATAATGTTACGAATCGCCCACTTGCAATTAAGGCATTGATAAGATTTCCAATTCCCGGATAAAGTAAAGTTTCACCGCCTTCGATCACAATCTCGCGCACGCGCACCGGAAAAGTCTCAATCAAGTCAACCCATTTCCGCCAATCCATTTCGGGAACAAAATTCATTTGTGGATCGGGCTCTAATTCGTCGCCTTCGAATGGCTTATTACTGCAATACGAACAATTCAATTGACAATGAAACGTTACGAAGATATAAATCCGTATACCTTTTTTGAGTCTTTTAAGAATGCCATAACCGTGATTAAGCATGTTTTTTTATCTGCCTAATTTCCAGAAGTGCCGTCAAACCACATTGCCAACAATACATAACTTCCTGCAAGGTTAATTTATACTTCTTCATGTCCTTAATTATTTCCATTCTAAGTCTCAAATCAAAAATATCTTTCCTGAATGCTTGATTGACTTTGAAGAGAATCACCCATATACCTATTCCGATAAAAATATTTGTTAAAAGAATCATAGTTGCGAGAATGGTTTCGTAAACTTCACGAGTTATCATTTGTTTCTCACCTCGCGAGTTGTACAACTACAAAGTTGTCAATCAATATATACTAATGTCACTTTCGTTTTAAACTGCTATTGGTATATTATACATTACGGCGAGGTAGAAAAGGTTAGTTTCGTGTTCCCTTTTCTCCATCCAGTAGCTAACTTGCTTTCGTAAATTCCCGTCCGGCATTCCCTGCCACGGGCCCATCTCCTTCAATTTACAAGCAACACCGAACCTGAACGTCGAGACCCCGCCTTTAACTTTCCGATTTACGCAATTATTACTATTAAAAGTAGTTACAATTACACGGCGGAGGGCCGCGTCACTCATGCCTTGAGGAATGAATCTCAATATAAGTCCAACAAGATTTATACCACCTCCGGCCATGTCCGCGCGTTCCCTCCTCCGCTTTGAAAGTAGAATTACGGAATGTGTGTTCCTTCGACAAGACGTTCTTCCCGTTCCTTGGTCCGATCATCAAGCCAATGCAGAGCCTCTTCGAGTTTTGTTAAGGCAAGAGCATTCTGACGACAAGCAAAAATACCGCCCTTGGTTTCTTGATAAAACCGAATCCGTTTAGCGCATGCATCAATGACATCCTCCACAAATGCACCGTTCGGTTCCTTCCGCTCTGTTCCTCGACCAAGAGGACCGTTCTGCCATGCAATCCCAATACCAACCCCCGTTACTGTTCCGCCCGTGGGATTACCTTGGTCATCAACTTCATTGAAATACTTGATTCCATTTCTCATCTTCTCCTCCGTTCCTCTGTTTTAAATTTGGCGCGGACAGATACGGCCTATACCGTACATGGTTCTCAGGTCCTCCGCCGTGGCGACCGGCGACTTACCCTTGACCGTCCGCATTTTGTCGCGGGAGGTTCGGATTGATCGAGTCCCCTTGTAGTATGCCTCAATCCTCTCCGATATAGCCTCCCGCAATGCCGTTACGGTTGTTCCAACTTCCCGACCGCGTCCCGGATGCCGACCAGTCCAATCACGCCGGCGAACCCATAGAGCAAGTCATAGGGAATTTTCACGCCGATGGTTTCGAGTACGGCCACAAGAATGACAAGGCCAACTGCCGCATAGGTTTTCCATCCTTGGTTTTGGCTCAAGTCTGCCAATGCCAAACGGACCGCTCCAAGGCCAAGAGCTGCGAGTACAGCGTAGGCCGCTTCCGGGACCGGGACCTTCAGGACAATCGGGACCAGAACGGCAACAAGCAGGAGACCGGCAAGGATGAAAGTTTTTTTGCCCTTCAACATAGTTCCTCCATTTGTTAGGATTTGTGAGTTACGTTGTTTTATCTCTTCAAATTTCTTAGCAAAATTTTCGGTAAGCCTTGCGATTACAAGGGCTACTTTCCCTTCTGGAAAGAAAATAGTAATGATCCATTCGATCAACTGCGTGGCTTTTGATGCAACTTTCTTGCTTTTTAGCCAAAGGATAAGTCTATCGTACCACTTTATTTTTTGAGGCTTTAAAGGAAGAGTTGGAAGTTCCGGAATCATCGGGATCTCAGTTGTCGGTTGCGCGGATGCTGGCGTGAATATCTTTCCGTTGAGTTGAAGGTTTGGATCGGACATTTTATGGATCCTCTATTGTCAGTTCAAATTCCGGAACTCGTCCAACATAATTCATAAATGTCTCGTAGGCTGAAGTACTGAATAATACCGCCGGTCTATTTCCTAAAACTGTTCCGAATTCCATGCCTAAAAGTACACAACCCTTGGAATCCAGAACAGGCGAGTTGCCGATATGGATTTCGATATCCTTATGTCCCGCAACATTCATAATCTCGTAAGCGGGATAACTGCGACCGTTCTCTTGATTGTGAGTTTGTAATTTACAAATATACGTTCCACATGGAACAAAAGTATTTGGAATTTCTGCGGTGAGGCAAAGCGGGTTTCCTGATTCCTTGAGAAGCGCGCCCCATGTGCCGTCACTTGTCGCGGAAATACGTTTTAACTTTAACTTTCTCAATGGGATTCCGGGTTCAGGCATGGTATAAATATAATAAAGAAAATTGACAACCAATCACCGTATATGTACATTTGTTGATTTGAAAGTGGCTATATAGTCATTTGTTGTGTCTTTTAGGGAGAATTGAGGGAAAAATATTGTCGTGATTGTATCAATAAAAAAGCCCCCTACTTGGGGGCCTTGACTGAAAGGTATTTGTGGAGCGCAATCAGTATCACATCCCGGATGCTCGCGTTGTCGTCCACCGCCCGATGCTCCAGCATCAACTTAAGATCGGCGGGAATCTCCCGAAGTAGATAGTCGCCTCCGTTGTTTACCTCTCTAAATAACTTTTTTGCAATGTGCAGGACATTGACGGATTTGCCGTCGGCCCGAAGTTTGTCCATCGCCTCGCGGACCGGCAGATCACAATCCCGGCAGATAAAAGCACCGCCCATATACACGCCCGTTTTGGGCGATCCGCAAGCGTCACAGAGTATCATGATTGATCTCCTTATATTAGATTAAACATATCAGAGCGCAATATTGTTTTTTCCGGCAGATGACTGGTCCCGATGCGACCATGCCAGTTATTATATTGTCCCTTATTTGCCGGTATCCATTTGCCCACCTCGATGAGATCGGACAACTTGATAACGTGGTAATAGGTTGTCCGGAATACACTCTTGACGACGGAGGCGACATACTCATAACCCTGCGCCTTTGCAATCTTTGCGGTTGCGATGGTTTTCATGGCTCTCTCCTTGGTTTGGGTTTTGTCTGTCTTATCTATTGATATAATATACATCATTATACTGTCAATGTCAAGGGAAATCGTATTTTTTAAGGGATATTAAAAGGTTATAAGTTATTGTTTTTATTGAGGCATTTGAAAATAAATTGCTATAACTATAATCATTATAGCAAGGGAAAGCGTACTTTTAAGAAATTAACTCTCGCCACAAGCCATATAATACACCGTCTTAATTGTTTGATAATATTGAATTTAAAGAAAATAATAGGTTATGTGCGAATTATAGGTCTTCAAAAAATCCTCATGCAAATTTGATAAATTTATAAACAATAGTTAAGTTATTGAAATATATAAAATTAAGTGAACGCATTAGAGGCTCGTAGGGCGATCCGTAAAAACAGGCAATGTATTACTATGACCTTTCCATGCTCAGTATCCCATGACGTTTGTATGGCCGTTTCGGTGGAAGTAAATATTTGATTTCATCCACGCAAAATAATCGTTGGCCGCATTTTTTACAATATCGCTTGCGTTCCAATATTTTAGGATTATCCGGATCTTCGCGCGTTGTTTCGACTGCCAAATCATTACTGCCACATGCAGGATTAGGACATCTCATGCTTTATTCCTCGCGTTTCACGATTTGGCATTTGAGTTCTCCGCCTATCCCGTCGCCTCGGTGGCAATGAGCGTGACTGTAGCAGACGCCCTCAGTCAAAGCACGAATCTCGCATACAAGTTGTTTCTCCTGGAATCGCGGTTTCGGTTTGAATCTGGTTGTGGAGTTTAACCCGAACCGATCAACCTTCATGACTTCAGGTATCACATTTACCTCCTTTAAATTTAATTCAAGCGGAGCGCGGTCAAGGTTATGACCCTTGCTTCCGTGAGTATGGCTCCATACGAAACGCGCGTATCCGCTCGATTAATTACTTACCTAAATTACAGTAACCTATGATAACTCCTACCGGCGGCATAATAATTCCGACAATCCTGAAGATTTCCGCCTTATACGGTGAGGCGAAATCGCATCCGATAAGTTTTACGATATTGGACACATATCCAAATACCGCAAGAAGGATGAGAATAATCACCACCACGATACCGACCGTTCCGAATCTGTCCATCTTCTTTCTCCTTTTGTGAGTTGTGAGTTAACCTTATAGTTCTATTATTTTTAATTTCTTATATTTTACAGGTTCTCCGGTTTTCAAAGCTTTTTCCGCATCCGCAATTAATTTCTGCAATACCCGACGCTCGCCGTTTGTTGTCACAGGGTCCAATAGGCAGGATTTCCAGTTTGAAATCTCAGCTTGAAGCGTTAAGCGGTCAAGGTCATCCGTCATGTTCCTTTAATCCTCCGTTAGTGTCTAATTTCTGAATAATCATTTTAGCCTTTTCCTCTGAACTTGTTTGACAGATATATTCATCGTTAGAATCAAATATAAGCACAAGACTACTATCCGCATCGAGAACGTCATACCTGCATGGGCTTTGCATCGTGAATCCCTCCTAATCCGTTACCACGATTGTCTTTACCTTGCCTCTGCGCGCCGCCGCCGTCGCCTGATCATCACGACGCACCCTAACATATACGTGCAATTCCCGACCGCATTTTTCCACTTTGAAATCTAAAACGTGGACAAGACTGCAAGAGCAACACATGAGCTTGAAACCCTTCTTCTTAACCCTCTCCCATTCACCCGATTTCCAGTCTTCGTATTTACTCATTGGTCTACCTTTAGTTTACCTGTGTGCATTTTTTTAAACTGTTCAGTCTTTTGACTTGCTCAGTCTGACTGAGCAAGGCTTTTTAGTGAACACGCCTGATTATTAATTATTCTTTCATAATCGGCGTAAAAATCCCATGATCATCCGCGATCATTTTCGGAACATCGGCCAATCTAATCCAATATTCCCAAGTGATCCCTTTAGAATTTACACCGCAATAAAACTGTTGCGGAACATTAGCGGTAACTAAATCGCATACCGAATACTCGGATCCGCCCTCGATTGAACCGTTACCGATTTTTCGTCCGATATGCGCATCCATGCTTGCTGGTTGGTGATGATGTCCATGATATAAATACTGAATCGGAAGATTAGTCAAGGTTTTAAGCCGTCCGAATACCCGATCAATTCCATAATACGGAAATCCCATCCAACCCTTTGCCTGGTTCCCGTGAATGAGAGCATGAAGTTGTCCTGGGAATAATTCATAAATCAAGAATGGACTTTGCGATATATATAATTTTATATGCTTATATTCTTTGAGTAATTGCCTCCAAAAAATATATGCAACATAATCCCAGTTTGCTTCACGCGAAGAATTCCTTGGTCCTGCCTGCCTGCCGTGATTTCCAGGAATACAGAAAATCTCTACCTGTTCGAATTCCCTGCTTAGAGGAATTATCACATCAAATACAAAACGGGATGCCAATTCGAAAGTTTGTTCAAGCAACAATGCATCAAGATAAAACCCTTGACCCGGATATATTGATTCTCCTTGCACAACATCGCCGAGAAAATGAAGGTTTAATTTCTTCACCGGAACCCCGCCAGTTCTCTGAATGCGCGTAATCTCAAGCATATTATGAGTTAGCCGTTTTATGCGTTTCACAAATTCCGTTTTATTATATTCGCAAAGTCCGCCAGTTAAATATTTGCTGACATACGATCCTATCTGTGAATCCGAAATATTCAAAACGGCACGTTCTTCGGGATAACGTTTCGGAGCCTTCCCTACGTCTATCTTTGGAGGGTTTTCACTTGGAAGTGCTTTACAGGTGGATGTTATCGCCTCAATGATATTCTCCTGAACTGCGGCGATTTTCACAAGTCGAGAAGATAACCGCTTGTTTTCGAATTGTAATTCCCTGTATTGATCTTTGGTGAAATCATTCTTGGATGTTAGCATTTCCGTTTTATTTAGCTCTATTGGCATCCAATTTCTCCTTTATGGTCTTCTGGTTTGCTACTACGCACATTTGTCCTTGAGCCGGAGAATGGACGATCATATATGCGTCAAGTTCTTTGGCTGTACGTCGGATGATGTCTGGACGATGTCCTAACTTCTCACCCACCTCCTGAATCGTGTAGGCCATTCCGTCGGGGATAGTCAAAACGAAATTCGCAAGAACCTCGCGTATTCCCCGGCCTACCCTGTGGTTTTCGGTTAATTTTATTGGCATTGTTTTTTTCTTTTTCCTCCAAGCTTATAATGTGCTCTTATAATACCGTGTCATTATTCTCGAATTGACTTTCCAAAAGTTTCTTTTTGTACCATTCGGCTACGCCTCCCGTTACTCCGCGCAAAACATGATCTTTAGCCCATTTATATAAAACCTCTTTCATCTCGGATTCGCATTCGGTTTCAACATCGTGCTTGATTTCCGGGATTAGTTTTCCAATGTCTCTTGGGCTGCTTTCAAGTTCCCCGCGTTCACGTAAATGGACAACAGATTTGTCCCATCGTGCTGGAGTTTTTAACATTGTAATTAATCTTGTGAGAATATCATTCTGGCCGGGATTTGATTCACCCCATTCCTTTTTATGAACTTCCTTAAATGCCTCGGAAACATATTTCCCCATTAATACTTTCTTGTCTCTGCCGAATTGTGCATAATTTTTAATTACAACGCCCTCAATTTTCTGGCCTCCAAGAATTGAAATTGTTTCAAGCATATCAAGAATGATTTTCTGTTCTTTAATTTCTCCGTAATATAGAATCGGAACAACTTCAAGTCCTATCCTGTCGGCTTCTTGTTTTTTTTCATCGTAAGATAGATATTCTTCTTCGTTAATATTTATATCAAATAAAATAACATTCCCCTTGGGAATGCGGTCATAGGCAATCGCATTATGTTTAGGTTTCTGTAAAACTTCTCCACGATAAGTACGTCCTTCAATAAGGTCTAATTTACTTACGGTTTCAATGGCTTCGCAAAATAGTTTCTCTGGTGCTTCCGGGATAATTTCCTTCCCCTTGGATTTGACTTTTAAAATACCATCAAATCTTCCGAAAGAGAATTGCGATCCATCAATTTTTTCTTCGCATAAAACAGGCCCATTAAAAAGATTTTCAATGGCCTTGTGTCCCATTGCAAAAACACTTGGATAAGAATGCCATGAAGTCATTTTATTCTCCTTTTTTTTAAATTCGTTGAGGGGCGGCTCGGAGTCGAACCGAGTGCTCTCTGGGCCACAGCCAGAGGTGCGACCGTTACACTTCCGTCCCTTGTTGCCGCCCGACGGGATTTGCACCCGCAAGTGCCCCTTATTCGCCTAACCGGCATGGTTATTCGGGGTCTGCCCTCTGTCAGGTAGCTTTTAATAATTTCGCCACGGGCGGCATTCATTTTTCCGACCACTTTACGAATCCATTGCACACCGGACAAACCTGAGTCTTATCTTTATATTTCGTCTCGCTTAACTTGCCTTTCCATTTGCAATCAAGACACCAAGCACTTGAATCTGGTTGCTTAAAATGTTTAAATAAAGCATCAAATCTTGGAGGTAGATCCATTTTATTTTTCCGTTATTTTTCTGATTGATTTCGATTTAAAAAATCTTTTCGCATGTCTTCTGCAAAGTAACTGGCAATCCCCGGCCACAACCTTATAAATAAATTTCGGCTTATATCGACATGGTTTCCCCGCGTCTGTTTCTGCTTCGCATTTTAAATCTTGCAAATCCATTTCACTGCCAAAAAGCAACAGCCTGTTGTATTTTGCATTTACAACACTTTCTTGATTTTGCATGAATCATCTTATCCTTGCCATGAGGATGATTTTGCTTGTTTTTGTCCTTTGTGGGTTTCAACTTTTAATTTTTCCAATTCCTTCGTGAGATAAATTTTTAGCATTATCATGTCCGGAGGTTTCTGGTTTTTCAGTAAATAGAGTCTATCAAAAATATCCGCACCCCGTATCGCCTGAATCTTTCTTCGAAATTCCTCTTGTCTTCCCCCGTGTGCTCCCCAATTATGTTCACCCTTGGTAATGCAAATTCCGTTTTCCAGTTCATATCTTAACCTTCGATTGGGCTTTTGTAAAATATGATGCGATTGAAGATAAATCCCATTTTCCGGGTCAGCCATTTTGCCTGAAAGTTCTGATCGATAGCCTGCCTTTGCCTTTATAATCTCACGCCATAAATCATCGCATTGAGCTACTAAACAATCAGAATCTTTCCATGCAAGTTGTTTTTGCTTTGAACATGGATAAATTGACTCGGTTCTTTCGTTCAGCCGTTTAATAATTATAGGAAGTCCAAAGTAATGCTTGATTGTTTCCGGCCTCACGTATGGCTTACGCAATGGCTTCGACTTCTTTTCGCGTGGAGTTGGCTTAGGGCATGGTCTCATTTTACGTCCCCTGGATATTCGCGAATTAAAAGATCACTTGGTATTTCAATTTTCGGCCCGACTGATTTGAAAAAGAACGGGACGCTGGCGAATCGACATTGATCCCTGATCGTCCGCGCCCAATCTAAATTCATCGGTCTGGCCCCGGGGCCCGTTTCTGCGCCACAAATAATCCAGTCAAGTAAGGGGGGAAAAGTACTATGATTATAATAATAACATCCCTGTTGATGTCCTCCTATAATTTCATAGCAAGTGCATTCGGGATCTCTAAGCCACCTTTTAACATTCACCGGTCCCAACATCGGCTCCACGGAAACAAATTTCTTGAATCCGGGGATTGACAGAAGAATCGGAATACGCTTGTCTGCGGTCTTTTGATCTTCGACAGATGTGCCAAGCCACAAATTTTCAATGACACGATCCTCCCCGCGAACATTTTTCATGTATTCGGCCATACGTTCAGGGCGTTTTGTCAATAAATAAAATGTGTGTTGCTTAGAATTGAACATGATGCTCATCACAGTATTAATGAAATTTTCCGGTACTTCATCATAAAATAAATCACCCATGTTACAGACAAAAAATTGGTGTGGCTTTTTTAAATAAAATGGATCATGAATATGATTTGAATGAAATTTCACCTTGAACCCATCGGGTCCTCTGAACCGTTTCGCCATACTTCGTGCCCAACAATGATCGCAACCAGATGAAACGGGCGAACATCCCGTCACTGGATTCCAAGTCGCCGTCCACCACTTTCCTTCGTTCATACTTTCCTCCCGAAAACTTTATCAAACCATTCATTGATTTTCTGAATCCAATGCCATTTCCAAAAAGTCGCGCCGTAAAGTTTATGAAGCGGACTTCGGTAACTCGGATCGGTGTACTGCATGTAATGCTGAAAAACATCATCCGCGAAAATCAAAGCACCAAGGGCGATAATGACCAAGGCAATTCGTTTGCGCGTCTTTGTCTTTCGCCCTGAGATTAAAATGATGAAGCCGATAAGCATTAAGACAAGGCCAATTATCGCATGATGAAATCCGACAAAATCAGACATTCGCGGCCTTCACTTTCAGAATAATCGCGTTGACCGATGTTCCCGATACTTTGAATGCGCCCGGTTCCAAGACGATCACTTCTTTGTCATATTTATCAATCACTTTCCAGAAATCCAACGTCTTTTTGTTCGTCCTGAATGTCACCCCGACGGACATTACGGAAACCAAAATCCCACCGTCTTTCAGGAACTCCAACGCCTTCAGGACGTGATCGAGGTCAAATTGTTTTTGAAACGGCGGATTCATCACAATCCGGTCATATTTCGCTGTTTCTGAAAATTGTAGAAAATCACCTTCGAAAACATAGAATCCGTCTGCTCTCAAGTCGGATACGTTTTCCGGATTCAATTCACAACAGAAAACTCCACCGCCGGCCTTTTTCCTCAAAGCCTCTGCAATCGCACCTTTCCCGGCTGAAGGTTCAAGGCACATTTGCCCCGGCTGAATGTCTGCGAGTTGAATTAATTGTGCAACAATTTTAGGCGGTGTTTCAAAAAATTGAAATTCCTTTTTCTTGTCAATGACTTCGCCGGTTAAAAGCACATCGTCAATGCGTTCCGAAATATCCGATTCAAAGACGTGCGCTTTTTCTTTCCTGTTCCATTTTCCTCCGAGGCATTCCAAGACCTTGTTGACGGCCACGTATGTTGCACGGTCAAGTTGACCTTCGGGCAGATAATAAAGACTTCCTTCCGTCCTGCCACGTTCGATGATTTCGAGAATGCTTGTTTCGATCTTCATAGATTCTCCCTAATGGATTCAGATTTAATTAATTCCTCAATCTCCCGCACATTCCACTTTGACCCACCTTCCGTTACGACTGTTGATTTGTTTTTCTTGATAACTTTCAATGGAACGTTACCGCCAATGTCGATTTTATCGCCAATCTCTATTTTGTCAAATTGAGATTGTGCATAATCTCCTGTTTTATGCGCTTTGGGTTGTCCGTTGTAATTAACCTTTCCAGTAATAAAATCTTTGCGTCTTTTCGTGAGATTATTAAATTCTTTTTCTGCTGTTTGATATTCACTAAAAGCACGAGACATTCTATCATTCTGAGCATCGAGTTTTTTCCCCATTGAATAGCCACTTCTGCCGGTAGCAAGTGGGCCGGGAATTGCCCCTTGTCTGTTCCAAATAGGTTTTGTACGTTCCATAATTCGTTTTTGGGTGGCTATTCTTGCATCCAACTTTTTCAGTAAATATGGATTGACTTCCCCTTCACGTGGTTTGATCACAATAGTTTCCCCTCATCCTCCGCTTTCAATCTGCGGGCAACCGAAATGCACAAATCAGGTCTGACGGTCCGAGACAGACAGGTTTCGATTTCCTCCCAAGGCGATTGTATGGATAGACCTTCCACTCCGAGTTTGCCGATGATTATGGCATTGAGTCTTTGCTCATCCACTTATAACCTCAAATCAAATGTTCCTTGATTTTATTAATACATTTTTCATCATGCCATGAACTTTCCCCGATGGCCATATCCGTACAATACCAATCGCCTTTCTTTGATTTAAGAAAATCAACAGACCACCATCCATGAAATATTTTTGCTAAATAATTTCCGTATTTATTAATTATATCTTTATCATCATCATTCAATTCTTGTACTTTTTTAATAAGCGTATCGTCTATTTTTTCAAAAACATCTTTAGGCCAATAAGGATGTTGACATTCTATTTTGCCGTTTCGTATAAAAACTCTAATTTCTTTCGTGATTGGCATTCCATTGAAATATGTGAATGCTTTTTCGGTTTCAATCATTTTTCGGATAGCAAAAAAATTGCAATCCTTGAATCGGTCAATTGTTACTACTGCGCTCATTTCAAGTAAATTTACTATATGACTCGGAAATTGTTTTTCATTTTCAATAAAGCAAGAATTTATCCAGTCATGCTTATTGCTTAACATTTCAGTTCTAAGAAATACAGGAAAACCTAATATATTTGCGGCGTTATTTAATTCATTAAAAAATCTATCCGTTCCTTCGACTTCTACCCCGTCAACCATCGGGCCTAAATCAATATCCGCATTTATCATTATTGTTTTAGGAATAGGGCATTGTACGTTTTGAAGTTTTGGCAACCAAAATGTTATACTGTTCATTCTTTCACAGGTAGAGCAAACATCATCACCGTGAATCATCGAATTAGATTTAAATTCATTTTTACATCTCAGACATTGTTTCATTTTGTAAAGATCAAACATTTCAATTCTCCTTTATTTTCACAGGTATATCCAACCATTCCCCCGCCTCGTGCATTGCAATTATTTCCTGAGCGCATTTACGGCAGAGATCGAAATACAACCGATCAACTGGCTCACCGCAATCCTTAATTCTACATTTCTTTAACGCCTTCACAGCAATCTCCCCTGTTTCCCCGCCGCCTCCGCCTGCTGCTCGGCGAGGAGTTTTTTAAGATGATTCGCGAGGCGCATATTCTCGGATGTCACTTTCGACCATTGATATTTCGTACCGATAGCCGCCGCCTCGCGAAGTGTCTGGATTTCTTTATTCAGATCAATTGCCATTAATTAATTCCCCATTGATCGGCCATTGCATCTTGGTGTTTGTAAACACGAATAATCCAAGATAAAAATTCGTTTTTCGATAATGCCATTTTTGATTTATTGCATTGACTACAACAAGAAACAACATTTACCTTTACGTATCCCACGGAAGAATCAACGCGGTCTATTCCGCTATATAAAAACCCGTTACAATTTTTAGTAATTTTATTATTAGAAGGAATTAATCCGCAATAACGACACGGCTTTTTAATTATGACAGACACATCATTAAAGGTCAATTCCCATAAAAGCCCTCTACGTTTTGCATGGCGCTTATAACCTAAAATTATTTGATTAATAACTCCCATGTTCTCTGGTAAAAGTTTTGATTTTTTCTTTTCCATTGAAAGACAACCGCAACTTTTTGTGTTGCCCGACCTAACCAATGAACCCAATATTATTTTAGTTTTTCCGCATTCACATTTAAATAAGAAATACGATCTATTGTGTTTCCCAATATGATCTAATTTTATTGCTGTTAATCTATTAAATTTGTTTCCTGGTTGTATGTGATATTTTCTCATTTTATTATCCCTTACGACCATTGAGTTGCCATTGCATCGGCTATGCCTTGCAGGGTACGGCTTCTGTTCTTCCATCGCTCCGGCCCCGGCGATTCAAAATGAACCCGCGCCGTTCTTCCCTCTACAATATTTGTCGGATTTAATAGTGGTAAATTTTTCAGCCACAAACAGGTTGCTTTTGTTTCTCCGTGCCCAAACATCCAAGGCTGAATAATTTGATCCGGCTTTCGTATTGTAGACGAAATAATACTTACGGGATTTTCAAGGGCGATTTTGTAAACGGACGCATCTAAAAGTCTCCGCACAAATTCCAATGCTTCCGCCTGTTCTATGACCTTAAATTTGAACCACCGCGCCCCACTAACCGCTAAATGAGTACACGGAGGATGCGCAATCATTAAGTCCCATCCATCATTTAAAATCTCTAAAACATCACCTTGAATATGTTGACCCGGTTTTTCAGTTGGCAATAAATCACAACTCCAAGCATCGTGACCTTTTTCCTTAAAAGCATCGCGGACAATTCCAGAAAATTCGCATGCAATTAAAATTTTCATCAGAATGGCAACCTTTCAGTTTACCAGATTCGAATTTTAGCCGAACTTCCTGCCTTTGGATAACGATAAGCACGAAGTAATTTACCGCCCGAACTGAACACGAATAGCCAGACGTTGCCGACGGGAGGAATGTACTGCTTGCCGGTTATATGACTGGCGTGAAGCCGATGTGCCCAACTCATCGCTTTGCCTCCTCATTCTTTCTTGATTGATTCATGATACAATGCCAATGAGCTTTCTCATTCTTGTAATTGTAAATCATTTTGTCGTTTCCTAATGGTTTGTTGCATAAATTGCACTTCTTTAACTTAGTCATGGCTTTGCCTCTCGCAGTTTGCCGCGTAGAAAGTTCTCAATAAAATCTTCCGCACTAATCGGTCTTTGCATCGTGCAAGAATCTGGATAATTTCTCCCTATTATTCGACCGTTGCTCATAGAATCCAAAACACAGGTCCACGTACCAGTTGCATATTTTATTGGGTTCACTTTCGTCCATTCCTTGTACTCATCCCAATAATCCACAAGGTCGGAAAGTCTAAGCCAACGCTCGAACGAGCGGCCCATATCATAAGGATCATTGGCACGAAATATCTTTATCTGAGTATTCTCTGTTTGAATATTCTCTCGCGTGTCATTAATGCCTGGATCGCTTAGAATCTGTCCCCATGCACATCCTGAGAACATCAACAAAAAAATGTAGATTATAAGCTTCTTCATGGTCTCTCCTTACACGGATCAATACCGTCTTTGAGTATCTGTTTTGCTTTTATATAATACGGAAGCATTGCTTTAAGTTGTCTCACCTTTACGGCGCAAACACTATCTTTAGTAACATTATAATTATAAAAAGAGTGTTCGATTGTACTACCTAAACACCAAGGAAAATCGTAAATCCAAAGCCATGTCGAAACTCGATAAGTACAATTTATAAAACTTTGAGTTTTAACTTCCTGTTCTATCCGTACTTTCTTACATCCCGCCAGCATAGTGGCAAGCAGAGTAATGGTCAATATACGTTTCATTTCTTGCTTCCTCCAATTTTTACGATCACTTATCAATAAAAGATAAGAACAATAGCCCCAAACCAAAAAAGCCGTCATACTTATAATAAATAATACAATCTCAATTTTCATTTCTTGCTCCATTTCTTTTCGATCTCCCCAGCCTTGTGCCACTCAGATTGAATCCGCTCAGTAATTTCCTTCCCAAAAATTGCAATAAAAGAAAGTAGCACCCAAGCGGCCGAGAGAATATATAAATCATGCTTCAGGGAAAGTGCAAATAGATATACCCATCCAATAAAGAGACTTATTACGGTAGTAACAATTACCAATTTTTTTAATTGCATTCCAGCGAAAATTAATACGCGTTTCATGGTTTCTCCTTGCTCTCTGATTGGGCGGGTTGACGCATATAATATGGGCAATGGTTTGGATACTCCTTTTTTCTTGATATATATCCGCCCGCTGGTCTCGGATCGCTTATAATCCAATACCTTGAATTTGGCAGTTCCGGTAATTTATACGCATATTCACAATGTCCATCACCAGACGGATGAAGCCTACCGACTTTTGTTAGATCCCATACGGCGTACTTACAACCCATACAAGCTTTCACGCTTTCCCCTTTCGTTTCCCGGTCCCGTGACACTTCGGGCACGTCTCACCCATGAGACCTATGCCATGCCCGACAAGATCAACTTTTTTTTTGCCTTTGCACATGCTGCAAACTTTTTTCTTCGTTGCGCTTTTCAATGGAGTAACGGCTTGTAAAAGCGACAAAAAACACATTATGACTATTAAACAGATTATTAATGTATCGTGGCTTATTTTTTTATTTGCCACCTCTTGGTATGCAACAAAAATCATCATAGTAAGTAACATAATTTTAGCGGCGAGGACATTTATTGTACTCATTTCTTCCTCCACCAGTAAAACGCACGTGTTTTTCTGTTAGCCATTCAAAATGTTCTTGATAATAATATATTGTATTTGCTATTAGCATATAAATTCTCCGCCACACAGTCCAACCTCCGCACTCACGACTTTCCATTAGGGCAAGATGATATGAATCTTGTAATACATACCATTTATTTTTTCTCACTTTTCCTCCCTCCCGCGCTTACGGAGTAGGGTTAGTTACCGTACGGATGACTTGGGCCAAAATAGTAACTCATACCAGGTGCATCAATGCGCTCTCGCAATTTGTTTAATGCAAAACTGCAAGCCCTTAATTGATCGTCAATTTTATCGCCTTTTATTTCCACAAATTCAGATTCTCCTTCTTGAAGATCTCCACCCAAAAGCGCAAACCCGCAATTTCCGTCTATTCCAAGTTGTGCGCGGCCAAACTTATTTAACAATTCAGAAGTTCTATCATCTTTCTTCCCGCCATGTAATTCAGTAAACAGTCCGGGGTATAAAATAAATTCCAAAACGGTCATCTCAACCTCCATCTTTAATCTGTTAATGAAAACGTGCGAGCCGGAATTCTCGGCAAGGGGTTGCGCTTAACAAGATGCTTGGCATCCGTCAGAGGCTCTTCAGGGACAGCATTATGCTTGCCTGCCGCACGTCATTGGTCATTTCCTTAAAACCTCTTAATGGTTGTGCTTAATCCTGACCAGTATAATCCGTAGTATAGATCGGGTTTAGCCCAAGTCATCGTCTCACTCCTTATCCCTTACCAATAACGGACAATTTTTTTGTGTACATTTTTCACTACAAGCTAAATTGTGTCGAGGTATCAAGCATCGTCTCCCGTTGTAATCGTAAGAGTGCGGGCATATTTCGGAAAACTTTTTCCATGTTATTTTCAGTTTGATCATCTCTCACTCCTTATCCCTTATCTTTACGCTTTGCAAATTTAATCATTGCTTTATAAGCATCGAGTAATTCTGGATTATTTTCAGCCAAACAATCAACTTCTTCCGTATTTTCGAGCATTGAATAAATGTCAAGTTCTTGCAGAATCAAATCGGCTTGCCTGCTTGTCATGGCTGGATCTCCTTGGCTTTGGTAACAGCATTTCGTAAAACTTCTTCTGTTTTTGAATCCATTCTTGCTCCTGTGCCTTTTGGATATGATGTACCTACCATCAACGCCAATTCACATGCCTCAATCAACTCCGCATTGACCGCCTTCAGCCTGTCCCTCTCGGTCATGTACCGCATGGCATCTCTGCCGATACGTTCCGTTTCACTTTCAAGTGAAAGCCTGAGTGACTTAATTTCACCTTTCGCCAGTTCCAGTTCGGCAGCGGTTTCCTGTAGAATTCGAGACATAGGTCTTGGATCATCAGTCACTTCTACGTTCATGGCGTTATCCTCACGTTTAATCCCAATTTTCAAATATGCAAACAATCCAAGCGCACACAGTAAAAAGGCCCGCAAGTATTGCTGCAACAACTAACACGGGAAACTTGAAAACAATGGCACCTCCAATAGTAACTGTCAGTACAATGCCTTGCAATAAACCTCCAAAATATTTAGCCATAACTTACCTCACTCCCAATATTGGTGCATTCGGCGGAGCCTTCGCCCCGATCCTTGGACAGTTGGAACCTACTCAACCCCACGATCTATGAACCTCATGGATAGATTCTTGACCATCATATTCATCTAATTCCCATTTCGTCCCATCCGGTATTTCAACGATACGAATTTTGGCATGTTGTCCATTTGCTTTGGTATGTAATTTTTCGATAACTTTGATAAGTAATGGATCGGTACGTTCAATATCACGATCTGAAAAATAAGAATCATTCACGTAAGTTCCGGATTTAGTCAATGGCTTTTTTGAATAATGAATTAAAAAAACATCTTTTTGTCCGACATAAGGAAGAAACTTATTAAAAAGTAAACTCCCATCTGTACCACGTTTATCGATAAAGGGATACAATTTAAAGCCGGCAAATTTGGCATAAAGCATAATTGCCTCATGGCTCAAACCAAATCCGCCCCAACATTTATTGATTGCGACTTTCATTTTACCTCTCCCTTTTATTGATTTACTTTGATATTAAGTACAGGTGCAGACGGCGGAGCCTTCGCCCCGAGCCTTATTGTTTCTTTACCACAACCTTAAAATTAATCGGCGCAGTCAAACCGCTCTGCACTGGAGGTGCTGTAGTTCCTGATATTGGCAGAAGGCAGCTTGCAACATTTGACCAGGGTGATTCCTTACCTGCCCTTGCATCGTAGGCGCTCATGCGGTAGTAATGCACCTTGTTATCAGCTTGTGCTATTGTCTCAAAGCTACAATCACCGGCACAGTTTGGTAGTAATCCAGCTGTGCTGTTTACATAGAAACACATTCGGTTAGTGTCTGGTGGAGCGTACACCTCCATTATGTCAAAGCCAACAGTTGTCGTGTTGGTATTGGTCCAGGTAAATTCGAGGGTGACTGTTGGTGTCTGTGGATAGACATTCTCAGCCATCCACCAAGTACCAAAAATGGCAATGATGAAACAGATCACCGCCGGCAGGATGTTCTTTCTTCGGATCATTTCATGCCTCCATTTCTTTTTTAAGTTTTCGGCTTTGCCTATTGGTCCTTCACCTGGTAATTTTGAATAATCCACAAACGTAAACCTATAACCGTCAATGAGTCTGGCAAGTTTCTCGATGGACAGGCTACGATATTTTTTATTCGTGTTTAATTCTTTTAAGGTAATCATTTCATGCCTCCACTTTCTTTGCGTGTTGTTATTTTCTTCTCGCAAATTCGCCGTGATATTTCAATGCTGCCTTAAAATATGCTCTATTAGCTTCTTTTAATGTATTAAAAGTTCCTAAATAATACCTTACTTTATCATGCATTATTCTGGCAACCCATTTGTGACGATCCCTGCAAACTCCCTTAACTCCATATTTACTCATACCTTTTTTATTCGCCTGATTTTGCGAATGAGTAGCAAGTCTAAGATTAGATATTTTATTATCATGTCTTATTCCATTCTTGTAATCCATGCTTTTTTCAGGGAAATAACCGGTTTTCCATAACCAAGCGAGACGATGAGCCATATAAGACATTCCATTTATATAAATTCTGATGTAACCATTATTTAAATTACCGCACGGAAATCCAATTTTTCTGCCTTGTCCTCTCGCCTTCCAGTAAAATTTTCCAGTTTCGGGATCATAATCGACTATTCTCCTTAATTCTCCTTGTGTTATATTTTTGTTTTTGCATCCCATTTTAAGTTTCTCCTTGACTTGCCAATACTTTACGACTATGTTGTTTGCAGTATAGTTTATTCGGGCCGTGACCGTTACAACGGGAACATTGACGCCATATCCTATTTCTCGCCATGACCGGATGCGCACAATACCCTTTGACATAATAGCCCTGAGAATAGTTCGACTCTTTGTAATGTTTAATCGCCTCATCGAGTGTCTTGGGAGAATTGATCATTTTATTTCCTCGTCATAAACATCAAGCATCATAGATAGTCTTGCTTGATCGCTTCCTTTTAGAGATTTACAGAAATCTTCCAAGTCGCGCCTGAGCATCAAGTATTTCGTCTGATCGTCTGCGCATGGACCGATTCCTAAAAACCTACCCGTCAAGAATGGTTCATCAATACCGCCCATTGCTTGGAGCATTTCAAGTTCATTCATTTTCCCGCCTCATTTATAATAATTCCGTTATGTCTGCATGATATTTCTTTTTGGATCCACAATGATAGCAAATACGTTTTTTCCCAACAATACGTCCACCTCGCGGACCATGGCGATAATCTTCTTTAAATGCCTCAAACTGCGAATAAAATTTATGCTTTGCCGGATTTCTGTAAATTGCGTCAATTTTTTTTGACATTGCTTTGTCTATCTGTGCACAATCATATTCATCCATCTCATTCCCCTTTCTTCAGGTTCTTCCGCAACAACAATCCGCGACATGAATAAATTCTCCGCGTTTTACTGAATATTGATAAGCTCCACAGACACATTCCGCTCTTCGTTCTTGTTCTCGTTCAAAAATATCGTCCTCATCTATTTCGATTTCATCTATTTCTTCAAAATTATTTGGCATGTCATTCCTCTTTCTGATCACGTATTCTGATCACTTTGTTAATTATATATATTGCTTGCGTTAATCCCAAAATAAATGCCTTTTCAAATTCCACCCCTTTTGCGGATTCCCCTGGATGAGATTTGCACCATTCAATTTCTTTTTCAATCGCTTTTATGTAATCCATATTCCCTTCCCCTTTCTGATTCAACCGTCGATTACTCTGATATTTTTTCTATCCATAATTTGAAACTCTTTTCAACCCATGCCTTCCCTTGATCTTCGGTTTCAAAATTATCTTTGGGTTGTTTATATCCACCCAATAAAAACCATGCCTTGTAAAATTTCGTTTGCTCTCGTGATGTCGCCGAATCATAACATACATAACCAATCCGAATATGTTCAATCATCGCATTTAAGGAATTGGAATATTGCGCTTTACTTTGTACCCATTGGATTGGTTTTGTTTTCATGATTCAGCCGTCGATTTTTTCTTTGATAAGTGGAGAAATAAGTTCTAATGCCCTATCTGATATTTCTTTTTGCTTGTGTTCTGCGAGTTGATAATATTCCCCGTTTTCAATCAGGTAACTTTTCAGAAATTGAGCGCGAGTTGCAGAAGGATTTGAACCTTCGAATATTTCCATCCCCCATCTGTCTGCCAATGGCAGTAAAGCCGATTCATTCCATAAATTTAATTTATGTTTGATTATATTCATGCTTGTTTGTGGAAATTCCGGGATAAAATATTTTTTCATAACAAATTCAATAATTCGGTATGCGTGGTCAGCCTTCGCTTCATTTATCTTGTCTATCTCTCCACGTAAATCACAGGCAGCAGGGAAATATCTGTTCTTTTTAAAATGGTCAAAGCCGTTTTTATTTACGGTTTCAAAATCTAAGTCTTTTAAAATTTCAAAATAAAGTTGTTTCATCGCATCGGAAGGCGGTTCGGACTTTGATGTTTTAACCGAAACCTCATAAAAGGTTTCAAGTAATACGCTAAGGTTTATTAACGTGAGATTCATTTTGCCTCTTTATAAATTCTTCATGCCGACTTTGTGGCGTTGATTTGGTTTGTTCTTTCTGATTCAGATATTCCGGAAATTTAGTTGGCCTAAAAAGCGTCGAAGGGCGAAGATACTTTTCCATGTCCGTACCCTTCCAATCTCTTGATTTGATTTGGATGACCTTTATACAATCGTCTTTCGAATATCCTTCAGTTAATCGTGCTCGGATGTATTCTCGGATTGCTTTCGATTTTGTTTGATAATTTGATCCGACGATTTTATTAAATTCCTGAATGACATTATCTATTTCAATTTCTTTTTCATTTACTTTTTCATCTTTATCTTTATTTTTATCTTCATCTTCCATATGTATATCATATGATTTTGTTCTGTTTCTACTTCTTGATTCGCTGTAAGCCATTCTTTTCATTATACTTTCTGCCACCCAAGATATCTGAAAACCACCATCAACCTTAGTAAGAACCAATTTCAATTCAGCCATTTCCTCATCACTCAACCGTTTTGTGAAGAATTTTAGTTGTTGCTGTGAAACGCATATGTTTCTCATATGTTCACACATGATACGGTCGTAAGCAACTTGTGTTTTTTCGGAAAGACATTGAGTATCCCTAAGATAATCACCGGGTAAAAACATAAATGCAAAGTCTTTCGTCATTATTTCTTATCCGTCCATTTCTTGTTGGCAATGATACGAGCGAGTTCCTTTCTGCGTTTGAGTTCAGCGCCGCTCCCCTTAGAACTTCTCCATTCATCAAACTCAGCACCGGACAATTCGCAATTACCACCACCCTTCCGTTTAATCGGGCATTTACGGCATTTACTCCCAGACCCGGCGATGGACTCTGCATATTCACACGCCGGACAAAAGAAAATAGGCGTAGTTCCATACTCCTCCGTGATCTTCTTCCATTCCAACCAATCAGGCTTATGTGGTTTTCCTGTCTCGGCAAGCCAATTCCAAAGCTGTTTATGGATAGTCTGACAATTTTCAAAGGTGAATTTCTTCATGGCTTCCTCTCCTTCATTTTGATGTACTGTCTCAGATCCGGATATGTACGGAGAATATTTTCCTTGAAATATCGTTTGTGATTATTTCCAAAATTCAACTTAAATTTTCGTTTTGCCAGTTCAATGTAAAAATCGAATCGAATGTCAATGCTATGCTTAACGTCAATCTCAATCCTTTTGGCAATGAAGATAATTATTTCGGGATGTAATTGAATTAGGTTTATGGCCTTTATTCGCCTGCGATCAGGGAAAGAAGTAACCTTTTTAATCGGGCGAATTCCAAGTAATTCATTGATCTGCTTTGCTTTTTCACGTTTAAGTCTTTTATCTCTTTCGCGTTTACATGCGTTTCCGCAAGTCTTTGCTTTGTACTTTTGCCGAAAATCTGAGATCACATCCGAGCATTCCTCGCAATAGGCCTTGGAATCGCCGGAAAGTCCGCGCCGCGCAGAGTTTGGAGTCCGGACGATGTTTCCCTTGTTCGTCATGTTTTAGCCTTGAAAGTTTGGATTTTCATTCGCCTTTTCGCGTCTGTTGATTTGCACGGTTAGGGCCATGATTTCTCCTTTTTCTGGCATGACTTCTTTGGGCAACAGCCGTATAGTTTCCGTCCATCCGTAAACCCACCTATCCAACGACGGATTTCAGCGCCGCAATGGCGGCAGATTTTTTCGATGATCGTATTCACTTCAGCAACGTTATCCCATAGCGTAAAATTTTTATCCTCATTTCGTAGGTGTAGGCGGCGGCGGCGGTGTAGGCGGCGGCGGCGGTGTAGGCGGCGGCGGCGGTGTAGGCGGCGTCGGCGGCGTCGGCGGCGGCGTAGGCGGCGGCGTCGGCGGCGGCGTAGGCGGCGTTCCTGTTTTCCTGCGTATCTGCCTCAATCACCTTTTTCGCCGCTTCTATCGCATTTCTTGGTCGTTTGTCATCTGGATATTTTTTTTCGAAAATATCAATGACCTGTTCTGCGGCGAAAACGGCATACCGGATTTTGTCGGGACGATCCAGTATTCTCGTGATTGCCCAGTTCGCCCATTGCAAGGCGTCCGAATTTTTAGGATGATCAGCGATAAGGCTTTCAATGACCTCTTTCGCATCACGATTTTCTAAGCCGAACCATCTGATGCCTTCGACGCAGGCACTGTGTTTTTTCAACCAATCTAATGTGATAATCATGACTTTCCTCCTTTGTGGTTCATGCCCTCGGTGTCCATCGGGCGTTATTACCAATATTTTCAAGATCCTTCCGATATTGATAAATGCGCTGGCGTTCATCCTTTATCGAAGCGGCCAAGACGCGGGAGGCGTCCCACAGTCCGCGGACCGCTGCGGCCTGATCTTCGGCATATGCCTTCCGGAGTTCATCGGATGAATAGATTTCCCGGTTTGCGGCGGACCGGAGTTCGAGGACCGCCTTTGCTTTGGCCTGTTCGTACCACCGCTTGGCAATCGCTTCCAACCGTCGCGCCCGATCCTTGATTGATCCGGTTTCTCTGAATGCCTTGGCCGTCTTGACAATCTCGACGTTGATCTCGGAGGGTTCCAATACTTCCCCCGGCTGAATGCTCATCACGTCGGGGATTTCGATTTTCTCGAAATCGATCTGGACTTGCTTAAAAAGTTCAGTCCATTCGTCGGGAGTTGTGGGGTCTTTCCAGATCATGGTTTTTGGTATGGTTCGTTTAGTTCGTCGTCTTTGATATCGTCGCCGAAAAACTTCTTGACTTCTTTTTGGAGTTGTGCCGTCAATTTTTCCTTTACCTCTCGCGCCGTTTCGCCTTCTTCTAAAGCCGCAATGAGGACTATCTCATATTTTTTATTGCTAAAATTCGGATATCCGGAACTTCTGAGTTCTCCGTAAGTAACTCCTACCCTCGTGATTCTCATTTCATTCTCCTTTTACCCGGCCAGCGGGAGAGCATCCAAAGGGAGGAAGGCCGCCGTGGATGCCTTGTCCCGCCGCGCCGGAATTCTTATCTCTCGATTGCCTTCACGCCCGGGATATTCATCTTGTCCTTGAAATCCCTGGCCATCTGATTCAACCGGGTGTAGTTCGGGGTCACCGCATCCACCGGGACGGTCCCCGCGCCAATCGCGGCACAGAGTACCCGAAGATCCGAAACCTCCACCAACCAGAACTTCCGGAAAGTCCGTCGGTCCACTTCCGGCGCTCTTGGAACGACCGTAGCGACAAACGGCGGAGGCGGAGGAACGTCTTCCTCGGCTTTTAATGCGGATTCCAATACGGCCTCCGCGCCCTTATTGTCGCCCTTCCTTTCCAGTTCCGCAGCGGCGGCCAGGCGGTCGTTCTCAATCCGGTCCGCCTCGATCTTCCGCTTACGGTCGATTTCGGCCTGTTCGGCATCGGCCTTGCGTTTTGCTTCAAGGCGGATCGTTTCCTGTTCGTCCAAATACCGTTTCTGCTCAGTGACAATCATTTTTTCGAGTTTTTCGAGAGGTCCTTTATTGTCATCAACTCTCTTTTTGGCTTTTTGGTACGCCTCATATGCTGTCGCTCGGAACGGATCCAGAACGTCATTGATCACCTTCAGTCGGCGCTTGACTTCCTTCCGCAATTCCTCAACCTGGGCGAATTGTTCATTGTCGGCAATAACGATCTGCTGGTGCTCGCCGATGAAAACCCGGACGCCCTGCTCGACCTCTTGAATTTTAGGATCGTCCATTATTAACTCCCCACTTTAAGCATTCGTTCTTTTGCCGCTGAAATAGCCTGTCCCAATTCCAAGGTCAAGGCTATAATGCTTTTTTCATCCCATTCCATGCGCTTTAATAGGGGCTTCATCTTCGGATGCCAAACATAGAAATCGCACCAAGCACGTTCGGAAATCCAAAGTTCACCCTGCATCTGCCATGCATATTCAGGTGGGATTTTTCCAGAAAGGTGATAATCAATCAACGTGGAATACTTGGGGCATTTAATAGATACGATGCCATTCTCTCCAATCAGGCCATCCGTGGAACAACCTATCCATTCGTCAAGTTCCATGAACCCGATTTGATGGACCTTGTTGAACGTCTGCATTTCGTAGGCTTCACGCGCTTCAGGTTCCAATGCCTTCCCACGCTCCGTCCATCCGTTCGAAAACGATTCTGCAATCTCTCCGGTCATACGTTCGAAAACTACTCGATTAATTAGATTGTTATAGCCCTTGGTTGACTTTCCCATGAACAGATCGCCGAATTCAGATGCGGTAAACTTACCTCTACGGACCTCATGCCATTCAACCGTTCCTTGTTGCATGTCGTGGATGATCATAACGCTAACCCAATCTGTTTGCCAACATTTTGCAAAATTTCAACCGTCAACTCTCCGGCTTGTTGTTTTTCCGCGCACATGGTTTTGAGGGTTTCCTTGTCCTCTCCTTTGTAATCATCCAAAGCATCAACGATCTTTTTTGATGCAATTTCAAGATCCGTTTTTGGAGCATGATCAACGGCGGAAACGATTTCATCCTTGACTTCATAATCGTATTCGGCCTGAAGGATCGTAATCCCGAATGCTTTCTTGAGAACATGAGCCTCTGCAACTTTCTTGATCATTGCGGCAGGATTGTCTTTCCAAACATTCCATCCCTTGTCGTAAGCCGAAAATTCTGCCCATTCAATTGTTGGTAAATTGCAACCCTTCGGATGGACTATTGCATACGCTCCAATGATTTTTCCGCGATCCTTGAAATTTGGACGATGCACAATGCTGGCTTTTCCGACAGTCAATTCTATTTCAAAAAAATCATTGAAACAGACTTCAAAGGAAGTCATACCATTCCAATTCGGACTTTCCTGTGCGCGTTTTAAAAATCCATCACGTCCCGCAAATACAAGGAGATTTCCCTTGTTGTCCTTGTAGCACCAAATTTCCTTATTAAGCGGGTTCAGATTCACGGACTTGGCAACAGAAAGGAAATATGCCAGTTCTGTATCTGTTGTATTTTTGGCAACTGTATTTTTAATTACTGCGATTGCCTCAACCGGAAATCCCGTAAGAACTGAAATTTTCTCGGCTGTCACCTGAACAACGGCAATCTCTTTTGTGATGGGTGTTTTTGTTTCTGCGGTTCTCATAATTCCTCCTACTCGCCTGTAACTTCGTGATTGCGGTCGTGGGTGGCCCTGAACAAGGAAAGTGCGCCAAGGACGCCGGATTGAAGTTTCTGTTCCGGTGTCACCTCCCCGATTGTGATCTCCCGCTGAAGTTTCATTATCATCTCGCGGACGGTTCCTCGTTTCCTCTGGTCGTTCGCCTCGCGAATCGCTTGCAGTTTTTCGTATAGATTGTTCATGGTCTTCCTCCTTTGATTGGTGTATTATGCCGCGCAAATTAGATTATTTGTGTGTTTTGACATTTTTAATATTTACAACATATCTGATATTATCTTTCAAGTATGTTGCATTGTCATTCAATTGTTTGATTTTCGAGTTATCATATAATATGACGGAACTGTTTTCCCACGCCTCGACGGAACTGTTTTCCCACGCCACGACGGAACTGTTTCCCCGCGCCACGACGGAACTGTTTTCCCACGCCACGACGGAACTGTTTTCCCACGCCTCGACGGAACTGTTTCCCCGCGCCACGACGGAACTGTTTTCCCACGCCACGACGGAACTGTTTTCCCACGCCTCGACGGAACTGTTTCCCCGCGCCACGACGGAACTGTTTCCCCACGCCACGACGGAACTGTTTCCCCGCGCCACGACGGAACTGTTTCCCCACGCCACGATTCTTTTGCTGTTTTTGATATAAAATAATTTGTCTTTTAATTCTAATCCTTCCTTGTCTATGATGAAGGTTTCGTCCCATACCTTTTTGATCATTTCGACGCATTGTTTTTTGAGTTTGGGATCATCCACCGAAAACCAATCCGGCCTAAAATCTTGGTCAATTTGGATTCGATAATTTTCCGGTTTCAAGTAATCTTCCCAAATCCCGTTTTTCGGCAAGAATTCAATGCGCACAAAATCAGGATTCATCGAATTGTCTTTCAATTTATTTTCTTCGATGATTTTTTCGTGTGAATCCCATCGTAAGGAATATAACAATCCCTTGCGCGTCCAGATTGCTGATTTGTGTTGACACATAGTCCTTCCTCCTCGATTTGATGTTATTCCGTACAAAAGCAGATTTGTTCGTTGACTTCGGCCATCGGATTTGTCGGGTGATTGATTTCCTCCTTGATTTCCTCCGTAATCCGTTTATGAGATAGGCAGTCGAGGCAGATGATTACATTGTCGCCCAATTCGATGTCATGTTCCGTTGCGTTGAGGGAACAATCGCAATTCCAGAAAATGGTTTGGATGTCAGGCATAGCTCACCTCGCGGATTAAAGTTTTACTTTGTCGATAATGGCCGAAATCGGATATGTATTGCCGCCCCAATACCAAGAGATTCCGCAATGATGACATTTTCCCAGATAGGCGCGAACGCGCAGAACAAAGCGTTCCGGTTCTTCGTCTTTTTCTCTATTGAAATATTCAGGCATTGAACACCTCCATGTGAATGATAAAATACCATGCGTTAAACCGCTTGACGTATTCCCGGATGTCCTCGGCGGTCTGCGGATCGGGACGGGCGAAGATCTCAATCCATTTCTCTTGTTCGTCAGTCATGGAGTCCTCTTTAATGCACATAAGGTAGTTCGGAATATTCCGGGAATATGGCCTTGGCAATTTCCTTTGACTGCTTATCCCCGTGCCGGGCTACTGCCTCCCATTCCTCTTTGTGGTCATAGCCGGGAACTGCATCGACATAAACCCGTAAACCATCGACGCTCACTACCGCAACCGCCAACACCTTGCTTGCTAAGGCTCTGTACTTCATTGTATCGTCCATGGCTTTCTCCTCTGGTTTATAATTGGTTATAATAAAGATTATTTCATGCAAAGTATTTCGGCCAGTTTCTTGCTGAGTTCTTCATCTAAATATTTGAAGGGGTACTCAGCCCCGTCCGCGTCTGACCGCCAAGTCCCGGCGCGGATGGGGTGCTTAAATTTAACCGGGCAGTCATGGCCTCTGCGTGTTTCCATACCTCCAAAGAGGGAACGTCCCTTGTGTTCATTGGTAACGTCTGCCCGGCAATATCTGAAGGTAAATTCATGTTATAAACCGTTTGAAATCAAAAGGTGGTAAATCATTAAAATGCTTATTGTTCCTGGAAAGATAATCCATACAACGAATCACCCCATAATCCAACCTGGGAAGTGTATTTATTATCGTTCTTTCTTGATCTGTCAATAAATTAGAGGGATTTGTATGATACCAACGATTTTTATAAAATATCGCATAAGGAGGTTGATATTCTCCCCCTTGCGCACCGACCGTAAACCAGACACAACCCATTTTTTGTTTGTATTTCATAATCGCCTCACGGCATGATTCGCATCCCCCGCATCGGTGTGGATCATGGAGCAAGCCCAAGCGGGGGGAGATGTATAAGAGGGTGAAGAGGAATTGACGCCCGACCTTCCGAGGCCGGGGTTTGGGAGAAAGAATACAGACGGGCTGACAAGCAGGAACAAACCAATCGTGACACTGGGAGAACCGGCAGGGCCAGCCGCGTCTGCTTTTAATTTGAAAATGTCTTTTGTGGAGTTCATTCGTTCTCCTGTGTGTCACGGAATACAAGAACAATTAAGCGATTTATTTTATCATTGTCAAGACTTATTTAATAAACCTTTTTTCACAATAAGTTATTGCACTTTATTTCACAATAAGTTTTCCCATGTCATCGAATAATCCGTCTGGAATTTCTCTATTTCTCATTTCATATAGAAATTTTACAAATCCATATTCCGTTAATTCTTGTTTTGCCGATAATATTGTCTTAGCAATATTATTTAATGGAACAATTCTAAATTTAGAATAATCCTTCCAATATCTACAAAAAAATACTGGAATATTTGCTTTATTCCCTAAATCAATTAATGCTAAAAGATTGGCCGACAATTCAACCGGATTGATTTCTGGTGCATTCTCGTTTTTGTATTCTATAAGGGCAACTGCCTTTTTATTATCATATTCTAAAAAATCCAAATCAAGTGCCGGGCAATCAAACCCATATAATCTATGCCTATCATTAAAATCTAAATCCCTCCATCTGGTTATTTCCTTTTTAACTTCCGGCAAAATCCACCTCGCATCTCTGAATCGCTTTTTTACAAGAATTTTCATCGATATCACATCCGACGAATCTTCGTCCAAGACGCAATGAAATTAAAGCCGTAGTTCCTCCGCCGACAAACGGATCGCATATTAATTGATCCGGCTTGCTTAATCTTTCAATTAAATCGGCCATACCACTTTCGGATTGTCCCCATCCATGAAATCTTTTATCGTTATCATTTACGTCTGAACGGCAAACATCACCAATCCAGTCAATTGATTCTCCGAATAATAAAACGGGTTTCCAAAAGGCATTTATTTTTGTTTCCCATTGTTGAACGGCTTGACCCCCGGGGGTTAAATAAGCAAGAGTCCATCGGTATTTTAAATGCTTGCACATTGCGGAAAGTATTTCAGGTAAATATGACTGTCCTACCATAACCGCAACAAATGGAATTTTTCGGGAATATTCCGCAAGTTCTCCGTAGAGTTCCAGAAACTTTTTAGGATAAGGGGGATCGGTAATAATACAATCCGGTTTTATTTCGCTTGCGAGTAAATCCTTCATGGAACAATGTCGTATATCACATATTTTTTTAATATCCTTTCGAATTTCATCTGTGATTTTATCTTGTGCCTGTTTAAGTTCTTTTTTGTCCTGTTCTTTTTTAATTTCCTTTTTAATTTTATTAATAGGGGTACGTTTCTGAATTGCTTTCAATAAATTTAAATCCGATTCCACCTCTTTTGCAAATTTCGCATCGCGTTTAATTGTTGCCGAAGATATTCCATACTGTTTGGATATTTTATCGGCAGAATTTATCAAAGTATCAATTTGATCCTTTGATTTATGATCTCCTCCTTGTTCTTTTTTTATTCGATTATACAATCGGCCCCGGATTAATCTCATCATATCCGGCGATAAATTACGCCTTCCGAGTTGATTGGAATCTATCCAATCAGCGGCAGCCATTCGGTTCGGCAAATTTATTGCTTTTATTTTATAATCGATTTTATGTTTTGTACATATTTCATATCTATTGTGTCCATCCAGTAAAATATCTTCTTCTTTCCAAACAACAAGGGCATCTCTGCATCCATCCTTTATAATATTTTCTTCCAAAATAGCAAGTTCGTCTTTTGATAAACTGAAAATTAATGATTTAAATTCTTTGTCAATTATCATTAGTAATTTCCTCCTATAAAATGAAACAGGCATCCAAGTGCGCGAATCGGAAAAGCCCTGATTCCTTGAATGCCTGCGTTAATTTCTTTTGAGCTTTTCTTTGAATTCCGCGCAAAAGAAGTTAATAAATTAATAAATGAAAATCAAGGCTTAATTTGTAAGATTAATATTTAGAACTTTGACAACTTCGGTTCATAAAAAACGGCCTGCGATATTTTGCAGACCGTTGAGAGGAGGAGAGGAGATGGAATTTAATTCTTGGGTATGATATGTGCCATTAAAAGATTATACTGTTTAGACTGATTATCTATTAATTGTCCCATTTGAACAGAAAGAACGCTTGTACGTATAATCAGGGTGTCGATTTTCGTCCGGTTATCTCTACGTCCTTCTTCTAATTTCCCGATACTTTGATTAATGATAATGCAGTTTTGTTTCAGGGTTTCAATTTCCGAATCTCTTGTGGCCTTATTAATCCCAATCGCAATAAAAAAACCAGCTATTGAAAAGAATGCCACAAGCAAAGAAACAAAAGGTCCTATATATTCCGGTTTGATTCTTTTAAGATGAGCGGAAAGATGGGTTCCGCCGTTTCCGTCTTCTTTTTTTTCAATCATCATAGTATGGCTCCGTTAATTTCCATATTCAAATTATTTTAAAATAATTATATTTTCGCCCGAATCCATAATAATATTGTCTTCTTTTATTTCTGTCACCACCGGCATGGCTCCGAGAAACACCTGAGACATCTTTCCGAGTCTTGGATCCCTGTATTCCACGGTCAACTTTTGAGCGGTTGTCTTGATCGCATCAACTCTGGTTACGAATTTTTTCTTATCGCAATTCTTTATCATGATCGGATTGCATTCGTAGACCAACTTTGCATCCACATACTGAACCGCATCAATTATTACATTCTGGTGATCAATAATGAGTTGTGTCTTTACTATCGGTATAGGATCTTCAATCGGTTCCTCTATTTGACCTTGTCCGAAAAGCGCAAACGGAAAAAGTAAAAATAATAGTCTTTTCATAATGTCCTCAATTTGTTTTTGTAAGAATCAGAGATGTTCCGGCCATCACGGTCGAGGCCGCCGCAACTTCCGAGGCGTGCCATAATTCCAAATCACCGCCATCGCTCACAACCATGACCCCTTCGATTATGGCTAACATATTACTGCCAAGTGCGTCCACGCTCACGGTCGCCCCAAGATTCGGCGCGGTTGTGCTTTCCGCTCTTGCGGCGAAGGTTTCCCCGACATTCCCTGTGGCTCCCGAAGCAACCTGAGACGCCGCACCCGTAGAGGCAGTAGTTCCCGTTCCGGCAAAAGACATATTGACGACGAAGGCCTTGGCTGTGCCTGTATAATTTACTCCGAACTGAACTCCTGTTGTCGCGGCGCCTGCTTGGTAAATTATGTAATATTTAAAGACGTAGGTTCCGGCTGTTAAGGTTTTATTCAGCCCAAGAATCTCAACGCCTGTCGCGGTACTGTTTGTGGGAGCGTTTGACGTAAGGGAAAGGACCAAAACCACACTACCGTCCGCTCCCGGTGGACCCTGTATGCCCTGAATGCCTTGAATTCCCTGTTCCCCTGTGTCACCTTTTGATCCCGGTGCGCCGTCGTTTCCGGGGATACCTTGTATGCCTTGCTCGCCCTGTGGTCCCGGTTCACCCGGATCGCCCTGGGGACCGGGAGGACCTGTTCCACCCGCAGAAAAAACTTCTTTCGGTTTCCAATCATCGAGGATATTATTATAACCATATTCTTTATTTTCAATAATTCCGGTAGTATCTATATTAGATAAGTTATATACTTTTATACTTGGAATTTTATATGCCAACTTAAAACGATCAAATTCGATATACCATTTCCCGCTTTGTTCATCCCAATGAGATAAACCTTTTATCGGGATGAATTCGGAGGTCATCTGCCCAAGCAATAAAACAGGCAGAAATAGGATTATAAATATGAACCGTTTCATATTAATCGTCTCCAAGTAATACCCACGTAATCGTCACGGTTCCGGTAACTAAAAACGCATCGTTACCAGAACAGTCAGCGGCAGCCACAGCAACATTAAGCCACGCATCCGATGAAGTTCCTGATCCATCAAGTAGTTGGTCAACGCCGTTCAGCGTATCAAAAGTAAGAGTTCCGGCAGCAAGAACAGCCTCGTCCTCAACTCCGGTTATCTCGGTTTCCGTGCCAGCCAGTTCCTCATTATCCACGCCAGCAGTTATCGATCCTATGCCTGCGTCGAAAACAGCGTCAGCGTCAATTGCCGTACCTACTCTTGTAAGCGTAAGGACTTGGTGCGCTCCGATCAGTTTGATATGGCCTTCGGGGAAATCAATAAGTTTAACTGAACCATGAGCCCCGTTCGCTCCAGCGTCTGTGATTGCCAAACTATAAGCTGTAAAGGTCACGGTTGTTTTATTGCACCCGCTTATTGAGTTTACGGTTGTGAGTTTATACCCTGTATTGTTGAGGGTTGCACCATTCGTCTTTATCAGTCGCCCATCGCCAGTCAACGCAAGAATCTCACTATACCCACCCCCATTATGGTCAAAACTCCAACGCAGTCTTGCGGTTGAAGCAGAAGGAGCGGGGACTCCACCGCCACCGCCACCGGAGACAGGGATGACTTCTTGGGTAAAGTTCTGCGTCTTGCTTGCGGCGGTTGCGGTAGAATCCCAGACGTTAGCGGTTAGACGAACACGCGGAGACATTCTAATAGTGCCGCCCGCAGAAGCCGCTGCACTTGAATAGCCCACAATGCCATCAGTTGAAGATGAAGATACAACAGGATAACTCGTTAATGCTCCAATTGTAGTAATATCTGAAGCTGAATATATAAGTCCATCTTTTCTTACATTAAATACATTTACATAAGCTGCACTATTTGCTGAATAGTCAAACATCAACTTACTCGCTGGAACTGTACTCTGTGTCATCTGATTATATATACGCCAATCCCCACTTTGACTTGTACTTGCAGTAGTGCCATAACCATATCCTCTGAATCTAATAGGAGGACTGTCCTGTTGCGTACCATTAATTGCAGGCGTCATATTACGTAAAGACAATCCATAAGCATTTGCCGTGGCCGCCGTAGTGGACATTGTACCAATTGCATTAGTAGTAACTGTCATGGGAGAAACAAGTGCACCTGCATTCGCATTACCTACATTTTCAAAAGAATTGACTTGCAATGTATCACGTTGAATTGTTTTGCCTTTGAAAAGATTTGGACCTTCATTACGGATACCTTTCGTAACCACGATTGAATCCGAGGCCGTGACCTTGCCTTTCAGTAAGGAGATCCCTTCTGTCCTGATTCCTTTAATATTTGCAAGCGAATCATTCGTAGTTACCTTACCTTTAAGTAAACTAATACCTTCGGTACGGATTCCTTTGACATTAGCAAGAGAGTCATTGGTTGTAACCTTTCCGGCAGTCATGGAATTCCCCGCTGAATCCACCTGGAATTTCATTACTCCGCCAACACGTAACGAAAGCAAACGTAAATCTTTACTTGCGTCAATCGTCAACGTATCTCCATCCCGCACCCATCTGGTCAGCGAATCCACCCGAGTAATACGTTTTTCTTGAATGTACTTTTGCACAACCGCCGTGTCTACCGTGAAATGTTGCATGTAAATTGTAGAATTATTTAATGGTTCCAACGTATCCACTCCGACTACTGCCCAAGTCGAATCCTTATTGATACCATGTCCGAATGGCCCTTGTGCGAAAATAAACAAGGGCAGAAATGTCAAAAAGATAATTAATTTTTTCATATTTCCTCCAAAAATAAACCCGATTCATCCTTGCGGACGGTCGGGCATTAAACGCCTCTATGTTATAAATTGATTTTGTTTATTTTAATTTCATTTTCTTTAAAAGAAAATGATTTTTCTAATTTCTCGGATCACTTTCATAATTCATATGAAGAATCTTTGCCAATGACCCCGAATATTCCTGTCTGTTGGTTGTACTTCCAGTTAAAATATACCTGAAATGCGAACCATTCGGGATTGCATTGTCTGTAATCATTTGAGTTGAAAACGTGGAATCGGTTGAGACTACCCACGATTCAACGGTCGTATAACCGGCCATGACTCCAGAAGCATTATCGCCAGGGCCAATTTGCAGTATGAAAGTAACGTATGCCGAATCAGTCGCTCCGCCGATTGAATCGCCCACCCAGAACCGCGCGCTCATTATTTCATAGGTATGGTAAACCGCCGAAGTGTCAGATGCATTATACTTGATTCTGAATGTTGAACTGCCTTCGGGCGTTAGAACATTGATGTCTTGATGCACGCCTTGCGCGTAAAGCCCCACGCAGAACAGGATTAATATTAAACTTTTGAATTTCATTTTATCCTCCGATTAAATTAAAAAACTTCTTTTACAAATGATGTTATTACTTTCGCAACCAAACTATCCGCACGGCAATTTGGATCTGTATGTAAATGAACCCGATCCGGTATATAAACATTTTCCTGTGTCATGTCTTCGCCGGTATTCTGTCCAGCAGTATAAAGACTCCAGGGTGATATAGCCCAAAAGGCCTGACTCCCGGTAACTTTTTGATCTGTAAAATTCATCTTTTTATGAACTAAACAGATCGGTATTTGCCAATATTCCGCAAGTTCTTCCTGTGTTGGAATTAACCATTGATTTGCATAATTATAATAATGACCTATTAGTAATATCCTTTGATATGGGTCTTTTTCGTAAATTTTATCAAGTATATAATTCATTGCCGAAATATAATTCTTTCGATTCCTACTCGCCGCAACTGAGTCCGCGTATCCCGTTCTCCACGAATCTCTTGAATTAATCAATTCCGCTAAGGTATAAACACTTGAATCCGGCGCATCATTATAACCATGATCGAATACTATCAAGTCAGCCTTTGAAATAAAAGCCGCATCTGCCGTGTCAACGTAAGATTTTATCAGATATTCATAACTCCAATTCTTGATTGTTGTTTGAATACCACCCGAATCCGCCGCCATTGCCGAAACGGTAGGAGGATTATTTTGTAATAATGGCCTGATAACGGCAAAACTATCTATGGCAAATTGTTTCTCTGCAATGGTTTCGGATAATTGGGAAAGTGAAGCCGTCCAATCGCCGGAATAATTTTTTATGGATGTATCCAATTGTGTTTTAACGTGAGACGATCCTTGGGATAAATTAACAAGTATCGCGCCTACATTAGAACAAACTATTGAAGGATAATCCGCCCCGGCGGGTATTGACGTACCAAGCCAAACTAATGAGTCACCGTCCCATTGTCCACCCGTAAGTGCCGTTAATCCCTCGATAGCATCGTCAACGCTTTCCCGCCAATCAAGATTTTCATAGGCTGGCACAATAACCGTATTTGTTGATGTAATATGAAATGCGATAACTCTATATCTTGGGTCTCTAATATAGGGAGTTGTATCTGCGTTCCATTGTTTTACAATTACCGTTCCAGCATACAAATCAATCGCCAAAAGCGTATAATCTGCCGAAAGTGTTATCCCGGTTCCATCTGCATCAATTTTGGTCCATGCGTGAATCGTAGGATCTTTACCAACAATCCATATATCATCCCATTTAATTGTATTTCCCGTATGTCCTGTTCTATAAAAAGACGGAGAAATAAAAACGCTTTCATATCTATTATAATGAGTATTATATTGATCTCCTATATCATGATTCAAAGACGGATCAATATATCGGTTACCACCGAGAACATATGCAACCACTTTTTGTTTGTTTCTGGTTGAATTCAAAAAAGGCGTTGATCCGCCGTTCCAATCATAGACCGCTAATGTTGCACTACTGTCATTCATCACTAATATTTGAGATGTTGCAATTGCTACGGAATCCGCACCGAAAGCCGTCCAATCCGCACCTGTTCTTATCACGGTTCCGGCCTGCCAGCAGACTTTTGTGTAGTTATAATTCCAATAAAAGACTGGTGTAATATAGGTACTTTCATATTTATGATATGCCGCATTGAATAAATCAGCATGTCTTTGATATGTCTTTGAATCTAATTCTTGCGCAATAGTATGAAGTCCGCCGTAATGATAAGCAAGAACTCTATATTTATTCCCTCGTGTATATTTATTGGTTGCACTATTCCAAGCTCTCTTAGCTATCGTTCCGTCTGTTATATTCATTGCCAACAATTCAGCCTCTCCCACGGCCTGAGAACCTGCTATATATGCTGTCCAATTATTGCTTTCCGTGGTTAATGTTCCTCGAATTACATATCCCGCATCCCATTTTACCGTATCATTTGTTGAATTCCAATAAAAAGTTGGCGTAATATAAACACCCGGATAATTGTCAACAATCCTATCCGAAGGAATGGAATTAACTTTCATTCTTGTACTGTCTATTCCGTCCGTCTTGATTTGAATTGCATTGGAAGTGGTATTTAAACTCATAGTAGTTCCGTCCACAACATTTGAATTTAAATGCCATCGCTTAATAACATTAAGTCCAAGACGTAAACCCGTACTATTATTCTTTGTATATGTCAACCCAGTATCCGCGAGCGCACGTTTTAAGGCCCAATAAGAAAACAGTCTCGTATAATTAACCGCACTTGTCCGATAAGACGAAACGAACAGAAGCGAATCCCCAAGCGTATGCAAATGCGTGAGATTGGAAACCGCAATGTCCGCCGCACCCAAAGATACCCCAGAGAAAACACACAACAAAAATATTAAAAGTAGTTTTTTCATATTTTATCCTGTGGTTATTGCTCCGCCTGTCTCATCGTCAACGAGATGACCGCCAGTTGTGTCGTCCGAAATATATCCGAATACCGCTTTGCTTAAATCAACATACTTCAATGAAACCAAATCCAATATTAAAGCATCCTTATATGTAACCGTTTCCACGTAAACAGGAGTTATTTTCTTTAACCAGAATGTAACCGGGGAACCACCTGAATCGCAAACTGGTTCCGCGTCTAAATGCCTATAATATGTCACTTCATCATAAAGTGCCGTGTTGATGGATGTATACAATGCTTTGGGATCTGCGTCCTTATAAATATAGGCCATGAGTTGTACTTCCCACCTGTAACCCTTGGCAAGAAACACCCGTTCCCCTGAAACCGGATTTTCATGAATGATGTTGTCAAATACAGGTTCATCTTTTAATACTTTCGCACAAGTAAGCGTGATTTCCACGCTTGCGCTTGTAATGATTTTCGGACTGCCTGTTCCAAATATTGCCATTTCATGTTCTTAACTTAATGATAATGATAAATCAACAAACGCCAAACTTGTGAACTTTAAAACCAACGCATCCCGATATGAAACCGTTTCCAGATATTCAGGGACAATTTCAGTAAATAGAAACGGAACCACGCCTGATGCATTTGACAAAGCCGGTTCATCTCTATGCGGAAATACATTTACTTCGGTTCCGAGCAATGCAACCAGAGCTAAATACTTCGCCATTGGATCTGCGTATTTATAAATATGTTCACGCATTTCAAAATCCCAATGATAACCACGATCAACATGCCCGTCCGCACCTGTCAACTTGTTTTCCTGAACGAACGACCTTTCATCTGGTTCACTTTTGAGGACAACCGCGTAATCCAGTTCAACCGTTATCGCGCCACTCACGATCTTGGGTGCGCCTGTGCCGAAGATAGCCATTATGCCACCGCCGCACAGTAAAAGCATTCCATTTCAGTATATCCGGCCTTCCAGTTTTTCCTCATGGAAGTAATTTGAAAATATTTTGAATCATATAAAACCGTAGTAGTTAAATCATAAGTAAAACCCTTAACTTTAAATTTATGTACCATTAAATATCTCATGTCCTGACGTGTAATCCATTGAACCGAAGTAGATATTTGAGGAATAGACGCATATGTATCCCAAAAAATAGGGTCTTTAGCGCGATAAATATGTTTTTTAAATCCCCCGCTATCATAATACATATTCGCATAATATATTGGATCGATGTAATATCCATACGGAATAACCGTCCGTTCTATTTTAGAAGAATCTAAATTCGTAAAATCTCCGGTATTATGACTTTTCGCTGTTGCTGTTTCATCTTCATAAAAACTATATTTACAATATTGTGTTTTAGGATATTTGAATTCCTTATCATATTCAAATGGGACAATCGTCTGCGAAGAAACCGTACTATAATATTTATTTTTTACAAAGAAAAAACGTGTATTGTCTCTAATTCCTGTTCTGCAACAAAAGGTATTTGCGAAACATTTTAATACATCACCCAAATTTTCTAATTGTATATATAAATTGTTATAAATTTCGCCTGGTTGCATTTCCAACGAACCAAATGTTATACTTTCAGTCCCATCTTCATCTCCAAATGTCCAATCCTGCCAAAAAGAACCACTCGAAACTCCCATAAAACTGTAAATATCAGAAATAAGTTGAGTTATTGTGTAATATGATGTCAAATTTGCCCCATAACCTATCGGATCTTTTATGGCTTCTCCCGTTTCATAAAGTGGTGTATTATTAAGTAATGTTATTTGGGATGCTGCTGAGAATGAAATTATTTTTGTAACTCCATCATATGATAAATCATCTTCAAGTACATATCCTGTAAATTCTTCGACGGTATCAACTTTTATTGTCACTTCAAATTTTTTGTCTGTTGCATCCGAAATCGTTGATATTGCAAAAAGAAAATCGTGTAAATAATTTTCCGTATCGGCAAGTTTTAATTGTGTTTCTCCCGGCACTAAAAGCAGATTATCAACATCATATTCCCACGACAAAGTTCCATGATCCGTTATTGTGAGTCCATGATCGAAAGAATCTTCCGAAACCGTATCACCCGAAACAGCTGTTGTTATTTTTAAAATAAGTTGCCAAGTTTCACCCGTTCCAAGAGTTTCAACTGGAAAGTTAATTGTAGTATAATAAGGATTCGTTGCCATTATCTTGTCCGGTCATCGAAACGTTGACTTTTTTCAACTGCCAGTTGAAGATCACGTCCCTGAAGATTTCCGCTCACTTGTGCATTGACATTAATTTGTTTCTGCATAGCCATATTATTAAGATTCATTATTTTAATTGATTTATTAATTTCACTTAACATTTGAATATCTTTTCCAGTCCCTCCTGAAGGCGTAACGCTCACGCGCTCGCCTGTTTGTACCATCATCGGAAAGGAATCATTATTGAAGCCCGCCGGGACAGTAAACGAACCACCGCCCGCGAACGACGCGACCTTACGAACGCCCGAAGAAGTGCCGACGAATTCACCTCCGGACGCTCCACCCGGAATTAAAGCCGAAAGAAAACCCAAACCCGGTATACTTGAAATTGCTCGCAAGGCCTGAAATGCCGCCCATTTTGCCATCATGCGTTCAACTTCAGCCGTGAATGCGTTTGCCATATTGACAAAACCCTGCGCAACCCTATTGTCGGTTTGTATGGAGATTTGAAGCATTCCATTAAAAAACGCGGATGTTTTGTCTTCTGCAAAATTATAAGTATCTTCGAATCGTTTTTGCGCATCTTCGGCTTTTATTATATCTATATTTTCACCACCCGGTCCCAAATTAGAACCACCTGGCATGTAAGGGACAGGAATTCCGGAAGGAAGTCCGCGTTCCGGTTTCCCGCCACGTCTTGCGCCAACGCCTCCAATTAAATCCTTATATTCCTTGTCTAATTTCTTTAATTCATTATATTTCCAAGTTTCAATGTCAATTTCTTTTCCGGCTTTTGCTTTTAATGCCATTGCCTCTATATTTATCTGAGCTATCCGGTAATTCATATAATCGGCAGATAGAAATTTAATAGTATCATAATACGCTTTAATTGCGGTTGCCTTTTCCTCTGCGACCTTCTGTTCTGTTTTTACCTCATCTTCCGTTAGTCCTTCTTTTTGCGCGCCTGCCGCATTTATCATTGCCATACGATCATCGAATCTTTTCTTTTCCGCTGCATCTACTTCGGCATTTGCTGCATTATATTCCTTAACCGCTTTCCCATAATTTCCTAAATTCTTGATTAAGAGCCAGTTGAAAAATGCCGTCTTGCCTAAATAATCACCAATCGCAAAAGTCGCCCTGAAAACCTGAGTGGTTAAACCGGTAAAGGTCATCTTCATTCTTGCAACTGCTTCTTCATATCGCTTGGTTCTTTCGACGTCAATATTCACGTTTAACGCCTTAAGTTCCGCGCTTGCCGCCGCAACACCTGCTTTACCTTCGAGGAAAAGAGGAGCCATATTTTTCCATGCTCTTCCGTAAACTTCGAGTGCCTTTCCTGCTCTTTCCGATGGATTTACGGTATTATGTATTGCTTCATTAACATCCATAAAAACTGCTTCAGTTGACCTGGCCTGTAAATTGTCATCGTATAATGCAACTCCTAACTTTTCAAACATTGCCTTAGCTTCGCCGCCCTTGGTTTTTGCTTCTTGCATCTGTCTCATTAAAATAGTAAATCCAGCCGATACGCTTTCCACGGACTTACCTTCTTTCTTCATCATATAATCTAATGCCTGAGTAGTGCTAATTTGAAATCCCATTTGCTCAGACAGATCAACGATTGAATCTTGATATTCAAAGGCGGATGTTATGGCACGTTTCAGTGCCCCGGCAAGAAGGCCAACACCAACGGCCATTGAAAGCGAGGCGACACTAACGCCGGTAAATTTAGATTGCAACCCGTCAAGAGCATGGCCTAATTTTCCCGTTTGAGCGGTTGCATCTCCCATATATTTATTTATACCCGTAGCCTTGGGCGAAATCTTATTGAATTCATTCTCAACTTTCTTAGCCGAAGTTTGTGCCGTACCTTGTGCCTTTTTTAGTTCGGCTTCAAGTTTGTCTATCTTCGCCCGAATCTCAACGTAGACTTCACCTAATTTTTCAGAACCGGCCATTTATTTCTTTTTCCAGTTTATGCGTCCTGAGTTTATCAATTGATTATATTCCGCAAGAGCCGTGTCTTGTATTTCCTCATCCGTTTGCATTTTGAATTCGCCCTGCCTGAGAAGATTTCCAATGTTCATAGCTTGTTCAAGCAATCGTCTATAAAATGTTATTGGTAGTTCTTCTACCTTATCAAAAACATATCCGAAAAAATATGAGATCAACCCAGCCGATGCGTCTCGACCTATGGGTTTTCCTCCGATATTACTTTTTTTTTATTCCCTTCCAATTCATTGATTTTTTCTGAAAGTTTCAGGAGTTGAGCGGGAGAAAGATTTTTCAATAAATAATTTATGTTTACTTTTCTACTTAAAAGAATTTTATTGTACCATTTAAGATTTGGTTTAAGTGCGTCTCTAATCATCATTGCACATTCCAAAATCCAAATGCTATTCTCTTTCTCTATGGGATGTTCTTTAGCAAATTCAAAAAACTGAAAAACATCCAATGCCGACCGCTCATATAATTTAATCTTTTTCCTAAATAGCTCAACCTCAATGGATTTCATCAGCTATTTGTCTCCGTAAGCGTACCCGTACCTTGGAATGTATAAGATACTTTCACCGCATCCGTACCTTTGATTTGCAGAACCGGAGTCATACCCGTGATTTTGACCGTACCGGAAAATGAATCGCTGGCATCCATGTCAAGAGTCATTGCATAAGACGAACCCACGGACGGACGAAGCGCACCATCCGGAAGAATGCCTTCAAAAGAACCGTCGAATTGAGTATGGCCTTCTGCAATAAATTCGGATGTCGCACCAGAACCGGAGTCCGTAACTTCCCGTGTATCGGCTTTTTGCGTGAGCGACCAACCCGTAATCGTCACACATCTCGAAACCGATCCGCCACTTGTGTATGTCTGAGATGTGGCTGTTCCAAGCGCAACTGCAAAGGTCGTGGCTGAGGCCGTGACAATATGAGTACCATTTAAATCAGTCATTCCTCCCACCGAAACAATCTTGACCATATCCTTGACCGCAAGACCGTGACCGGATGCGGTGACGGTGATCGTAGTCGTTCCGGTTGCACCTGTGATATTTGTTGATGCTCCGTAAAGGAGGAACCCGGAAGCGCCACTATATGTAACTGTTGATGCCATTTATTCCCCCTTTAGGAGTTGGTTTCCGTGAGCGCACCTGTCCCCTGAAATGTATAGGAAACCTTAACAGCGTCCGTACCTTTGATTTGGAGGCCGATATTTTTGTTGGTAAGAATCATATTTCCAGCCCATTGAGTTCCGGTGACTGCAAGAAATGTTCCAGCCGCCGCCGCCGCGCCCACCGTGAGCGTAGCCGTCCCATCCTGAACCCAAGCCTCTGCGGTTCCTTCCCATTGAGTATGCCCTTCTGGGATGAATTCTGAAACCGCGCCTGAATTGGAATCCGTTACCTCGCGCGTATCGCCCTTCTGAGTAATTGTCCACGCTGTAATTGGCACGGCCCCACCTTGGGCAGTAAGAGTGCCAGATGCGCCGGAAATTGTAATTGTACTTGCCATATTATTACCTTTCTTTGTTTAGCGTGCTTTTGATAGTCTAACCCAATATTCAATGACTGTTTGCCAAATATCTGAATTTTCGAATCTTGTTTTTTTAGGTGTTCCCTGTCTGAAGCATTTTTCAACTCCATATCCGGTAACAGATAAGCTTGTTGTAAAATCAAATTTTGCTATAATCGCCGCTTCGAGCGTTTCGCTTGCATCTAATTCTGTTTCTTTCCCGGCATTTCTTATGTCGAATTGAAAATAATTATCTTCGAAGTAATATGCGGAATCCCATGAATGAACGTTCGCAACCTCTGAATAAATTACCCAGGGATAAACCGTACCCTCCGGTGCTTTATCAAAAAAGAAATTATTTGCCGAAAGTCCAGTAACGGTCAAGCCTAAAGTCTCTATTGCGCTTCGAAGTTCAGAAGTCATCAGTCACCTAAAGTTGTTCCGTATTGCAAATCGCCCATGATACTCAAAATCTTCGTCTTGGTAGTATATAACGCGGGTCTTACAAACGGTCTTGCTTTGATCGGTATGGTCAAAGTATTCGCTCTTGACATTGCAAACCATTGAGCCGCATCCGGGTTAGCCGCACGCCCGCGCCTATGCTTTTTTATTCTTTTTACGGTTGCCTTTTTGGGCTTCGATGCCTTTGGCAATAAAGAATCTCCTTTGCTTATCCGTCACCGTCTGTTTGATTATTCCGCCGAATTCGTGTATATGCGGATATGCCAATTCCTTTCCAACTCCAACCCTGACCCTTAATTCTTCAGGAAATTCATCCAGATAAACCGAATCCCTCATCTTTCCCGATTCAACAAGTTCCTGTGTTGTTATATTCTTTTGAATAGCTTTTTGTAATACTTCACCCGACCGTCTTAACCTGACATTGACTACTTGTTTGACACGCTTTAAAATTTCCGCATCGTGCCATTGCGTATCCATTATTTATCCGCAATCTTCATGTCTGGTTTTTTAGGATCGGGTTTCTCTTTGATTTCCTTGACTTCAATTTTAAGTTCTGGTACAAATTCCTTGTATTGCAACGCTTTCAAGAAGTTTATTTCGTCTTTGTTTTCAGTTTCGAATATCCCATTTTCGTCGAAAGAAATTGATTTCCCGTCTGGCATACAAACGCCACTATTTTTCAATCCTTTGAATTTCATTAGTCACCTCTAAAATTCGGTTTCTCTTGTGAAAACCGCCTCAACATCGTCATCGGTTGAATGTTCAGAACCGTAACTTGTGATCGTATCCCTATGCGCCGCACTTGAAGTAACCGTAGCACCAAGCAGATAATTCGGTATGTTTTTGATCGCCCAAAGTCCGCCCTGTGTTTCTTCACTCCCGTAATATTGCATCCAAAGAGCTTCAGCATGTTCGGATTTATCCTGAGACGTTCCGAGATAAGCCGCCTGTTCCGCCTGCGCCGCCGCGCCAATCGCGTTTAGATTCCTTAAAATCCTGAGTGCTGAATTATAAACATATAAAGTAGTAGTTCCCGCATCCGTGGCTGTAGCAACATTGGCAAGCGTGATAGTATTAGTCGAAGGAACTATAGCCGTTACATATGTAACTTGCCAAACTCGCGTAGTTCCGGTAAGTCCGGTCATTAGTATATCGTCAACTAATACAAATCCATCCGTGCTCGAAACTACTACGGCCTTATTTGCTCCAGTAGTCACAGCAAGAGCCACGGTCGCGGATACTTCATGCAGACTATTTATATTATAACCAGACGTTGATGCGATGGATTTTATTTCATCCGCGATATTGTCCATGAACGCCGTAACTTGCGTAGACGTAGGTTTAGTAGTTCCCGAAAAAGTCGCCCTGCTCTGGTTATGTTGCTGAACGTCTTCTATTACACAGAACGGAAACCTTGCCATTATTTTTCCTTTGGCTTAGGCGGAATGATTGACTTGACTGGATTTCTTTGAATGTTATATTTTGCCAATGCCTTGTCGAGTTCCGGATCTTCTGTTTTTATTGCTTTGAGTTCATTGACAAAAACATTGATGTCATTAATAAGTTTTTTGTTAAGTTCTGCGGCTCTGCGATTTTCTAAAACGTAATCGTGGAGCGCGTCTTTTGTTTCCTGATATTGTGCGTAAGGAACACTCTCAGGTGCGGGGCTTTTCGGCCCCGCGTCCTGAGAACAACCCAAACCACAAAACAAGAAGGAGAAAAGGAGAATCTTTTTGAGCATTAATAGCCTCTTAATAAAGTGAAGTTGTGTCCGAAACC